TTTTAATCTCAATTATGTACATTAATTCTTTCTCTGGAACATCCTTCTCTTGATAAGGAGAATCATACTTATATACAACTGCGTCATCAAGATACATTCTTACCCAATCCATAAAAATATCCTGTGATACTGAGTTGTCTGTGATATAGACTGCCAGGAAGAAACCGTTTCGTTCCTGTGCATCCCTAACCCAACTGCACCAAAATGACTTCTGAAAGTAGTGCCCTGCAACTCGTCGCATGAGTACTGAATCATCATATTCTTCATCATTTCAAAGAATAATGCTACTTTAATAGCTTTCATATAAGTGACTTGACCGTGTTGTCGAGGGCTTATTTTATTAATGTTTCATTGCTAAATCTACTATCGCTACGACAAATAGAAAAATTAATCCGTTTATTAAAAGAATGGTACCCATAACTACTTAAAATTAAAGAAGTCCTTAATCTGTTTCTTCTCGTCATCGCTAGCATTCAAGATGTCCTTCACTATGAAATCTGCAAGCGGAACTAATACTGTATTCATAGCATCAATCAGTTCACCCTGCGCTCCAAGTTTAGAAAGGACACCTGCATATTCACAAAGAAATTCTTGTGATGAAATGAATCCCATTTCATAATTCTTTTTGATTTCCTTAATTTCTTTCATCTTTTTTAAGATTTTAATTGGTTCAACATAATCTGTGGTTAGTCAAAATAACCACTCTTTCTATATGCAAAGGTACAAAAAAAATGTGATATATGCAAATATACCACACTTTATTTTAGTTAAAAATACTAAATTTAACTCACTGAGTATCAAAGAGTTATACGCTTTTGTAGATACTGCTTAATGTAATGATTTTTGTAGCTTCGCCGACTTTGTCAATCAGATTGGTTACGGCTTCATCCACTTCGCACAAAGCATTATACACATCGTTTGGGATATTTCCTGTCTCCAAATCATTACTACTCATTTTCCAAGTTTGGTTTAGCTGCCTTGCAGCATCCACCATTAATTTAATGTCCGTCATATTTCTAAATTTTAAATGAATATCCTACTAACTGCCTGGCAGAGCCATCCCATCATATAGCAAGGCTCTTCGTCTTTCAAGTCAATACCTAGTGATTCGCAGATATGAGTGACAACATGAAACATTTCGTGTGTGGCAGTATTCACGAACTCATATTCTGATGTGGTCCTGCTAATAGCAACCACGCTCTTCCTACCTGCAAGATTGGAGTAGGTTAGACCTGTGTTCGGTATTCCTCGTAAGCAATGCTCCCTTGCGCTTTCGACTGCCTTTTCTGTGCAGCCTATCTGCACAAGGGAGTTGCATACCTCATCGGTATCTGATGATTCCAAACCGTAAAACACAAGAACTTTCCAATCGTACTTTTCTAGATATATCTCTTGACTTATCATAAAATATCATCCCATGGAATGCCGATGCCATTATGGTTGCAATCGGCATAGAATCTGTTAAAGATGAAGCCATCCTTCTGATCGGTATCATCAACCATATCTTTCACGAACAAAGCCATGTGAGCTTCGTCCTCGATGGAAGACTTATAGAAATCAGCCTTAACCATGTTTGCCACATAGACATGATCATAGCCTACATTATTTTCAAGTGTCACTCCCTGCTTGGTAAGGATGGATTCAACCTTCTCCTTATCCATATAGTCAACCTCCTCATCCTTTTTGGTGACTGGGTTGTATTTTCTCATCTGAGCGACTGCCCACTCACAAGCCTTCTTGTTGAAGTGCCAGCCATTATATCTCAGATATGCTATCATTCCTTCTGGCTTCATATCGTAAGCATCCAAAGGCATTCTACATTTTCCCATAGCTCTTTCTTTTAAGGGTGGCAGGGAAAAATCCCCACCACCGAATTAAACATTAGTAACGTCCACCGCCACGGCGACCATAGTAGCGTCGCTCTCCATAGCGGTCTTCGTCGCGCCAATCTTCATCGTCCCACTTGTCACGATAGTCTGGCATTGGCATACGATTGCCCATACGCTCACGCTTCAAACTATCCAAGCACTTCATAACCTTGCCACCTGCTCGAACCATTTCCTCGCAGTTGTCAACAAGCTCATCGAACTTGTTTTCCGTAATTTCTACCATATATCCCATAGCAATTACTTTTTAAAATTGTTACCGCTCAAAGCCTTAGACAGCATGGATTCAATATTGGATAGCGTTCCCTTCATGCCGCTGACCTCTGATTTGAGGTTACTGATGTCTTTTTCCTGCTGCTTTTCCTTAGCAATCTGTGGGTTGATTCTAGTGAGCATTTCCTCGCAGGAGCTTATGACTCCATTGTGGTAATCTACACTTTCCACGACTCCCTTTGAATGTCGCAACATAGCATCAATCTCTGCGCACATAGCTTCTCTGCTGTCACTGACAACAACACCTTCATTGCCGAAGTTCACTATCTGTGCCGTAGATGGCAGCTTTTCGAAATTGACCTGCTGGTCCTCTACTTGCACCTTAACATCAACGGTCGTCTCCAATGTCGGAGTCTGTCCTGGCATATAGCTAGGATATTTCTGCTGAGGATTGCTGACCGATATTACTTGACCGATTTTTAGAGTCGGCTTTTCTCCTCCCTTGTCTAAGATGTAGAAGAGAGAAGACTGTCTTAGTCCTTGAAACATTTTCTTTCTCTTTTAAAGGGGCAGACTTTTCAGTCTGTCCCATAGTTAATACTCTGTTAGCCGCCTGTAGGCTGCTGAAACCCAAGCAGTCGGATAATACCGCTCTTCTTATTGATGTATGCCAAAGCCTCCGTAGTTTCAGAAACGTTAGCTCCCGTCACTGCCTTTCCCACATGATCAACAACTGGCACCTTTGTTGTGCCGGAAGTAGTTCCGCTAGTGTTAGCAGTTCCGTTAACAGTGGTCGAACCACTATTTGGAGTTACGATTGTAACAGGAAGTGTCGCACTTGCAGCGGCAACTCCTTGATGTATCTTCAAGAGTACAATGCACTCGCAAGGCAAAGCATTGTAGTAGCAAGGATTGATACCATAATCTACACTAGCATCTGTGACCTGCTGAGCATTTGTCTTCAGCTCATAGATACCGCCTACATCAATAAGTTTGATTTGGTTTCTCTGACCGATTGGAATAAATGGATTGAATGGATATAAAGGGAACATAGTTACCTCCTTTCCTAACAACCGCATCCTACAGTTGAACGAGAAGCCGCTACATCACCTGCATAAGCTCCCATGGCGGCAGCAGTATAAACGTCCTTGTTGAATACTCCGTACTGAGGGTACTGAACACTGATGGTATTAGGCAACTTGCACTTGATGCCAGCCACCTCTGCCTGCAGTGCAGCCAAAGCTGCATTTACTGGTGTGATAACCTGTGCCTGATAAGCCTGCAAAGCCTGTGTCTGATGCTCGTTTGAAATCTGAGCAAGCAGGGCACTATTCTTCTCTCTCAAAGCATCGAGCTTATCCTGCATTGCCTGTGTCTGCATCTGATCCAACTTAGCCAAGACAGACTGATTGTTAGCATCAGCCTTGTCACGGAGCATCAAAGCATTGGCATTTGCCGTATCATTGATGGCGTGGGTCTGCTGACAGATAGACAACTTGAGGTTGCCATCCATTGCAGTTATGGCGTTATTGGTCTTGCAGCAGCATTCTGCCAACTGAGTAGCGATGGCATTGTTACCCTGCATGATAGCAGTCAAAATCTGATTAGCATTCATGCCCATCTGATTGCCGAGGTTGCAAATCTGATGACCTAAGCCATTGATTGCAGCCATGACTGCGTCACTTGATGTGTTGAGGGCTGTAGCCAAGCTCTGAACGTCGAAACCATTGCGCTGAACAGCCTGCATGATAACGGCTGTATTGGCATCATTGTTAAGCATTGGCACAACACCGCCCTGTCCGTTAGAACCCATGCAGCGATTACCTCCGAAGAACCCCATACCATTATTGCCCATAAGGATGAACAAGAGGAGGATTGCAAAGATGTCTTCACCCCAACCATTTCCGTTTCCACGGTTGTTCAAGAGTGCAATAAGACCTGGGTCAACACCCTGTCTCTGCATGAGTGCAGGAAGCATAGCCAAGATTCCATTAGAGCCTGTGCCGCTTGTGCCGCTCTCTGGATTGAACACGTAAGTTTTACTTTCCATATCCCGAATTTTTAATTTAACCTTAATATTTAACTAACACTATTTGTAACGTTACGTGTGCAAAGTTAGAAAATTGTTTTGAAATAAGCTATAAGGCTATCATAGTTTTCGTTAGTGGCTCTAAATCAGTGGTTTATGGTGATAGTAGGTAGACTCATTTTTAATCCTCTTAGAACGGAAGAATTTACTTTGCAAACAAAAAGGGCGACCGCTCATCACGAGTAGTCGCCCTAGTTATCCAAAATAAATCTCAAAACCTTAATTAAGCAACTTTTCTAAGATTCTTTCTTTTTCTTCCTTGATATATATAGTAAGTACATAACTATGAGTATAAAGCAGAACCAAAACATCTGCCCCGTTTTTAAGAATATCTTCTGCATACTTGACAGAGATTTCTCTTTTATAGAAGGAGCGTCAATCTTATAGAACTGAGAGGTACCAATCTTTGATAAGGAGTCACATCTTCCTCTGTAATATATAAAGCTATCTTTGTATGCTTTATATGTACTGATGGTATCGAGGAGCATTCTTCGTTCCTTTTCAAATAAATAGTGACTCTCGTAATGAAAACGATCTTCACCAATCTTATTCCCTTGCGCATCATATCGGGTTGCTGTGCTATCTTTTACATAGCTGCTATCTTTGGTAGCCTTTTCTGTTTCTCGCTTTTGGATATGTTGCCATTGCTCGAAGGCATAAGACAATCGGGTAGTGAAGAGGGAATCGAACTTTTTTTCACTCTGCTTGTCTGTGATGAAGGTTTGTGTAGTTACTGCTCTAGGAGTACTGCACCCTAAGACAGAAACAAGCGCAAGACCTACCACTAGGGTAATGGTTGCCCATTTCCAAAATCTTATATCATACCATTTCATCATTTATTCAATTTTAGATTACCATACGTAATGTAGCTAAGTCTGCGAAGCCACCCTTTAAGAAAACCTTTCTGGTCACCGACTGCGATTCTCTTTAGATAAGCTTTTCTATCCTTCTTGAAGGCTTCGAATAGTCTTTCTCCATTGGATTTATTAATGGCATACAGCGTCTTATTACCGATAATACCATCTGCTGTGATACCTAATACAAGTTGTAGATGTTTTACAGCTTTACTAACTCCGCTGTTATAAGCAAAGTCTACCAGCATATTGGCTACGCTCTGATCTTGGATTTGGTCCGCTTTGCAAGCGTTCCAATAGTTCTGCTTAAAAACTCGATGAAAGTCTTCCTCAGTAAGGCGTTTCACGTCTTCTTCGTTAAGAACACCATCACCATTCTTGTCGTACCCGACTCTTCTCCAGGTAGCAAGGGTAATGCCATATTTTGTTGGACCGCCCTTATCTTTCTTGTTATTTGTATATTTGTCCGTTTCCCAACTGAGGATAAACGGAACGAGTTTACTAGAATCAGCCATGTTTACTTCTCCTCCTCGCTATAATCATTTCTTTGAATAATGCAGCCAAATACAATAATGCTTACTATAATAGCTGCCACCATAATAATCGCTAACATCATATCTTTTCCTCCTTTTCTGTGTAATTTAGATAGTCTGACAAATATGGAATCTTCTCGATAAATTTGAAGCGCATGAGATAATAGAGGAAACTCACTACATACCAAGGAGGGGTACCCTTCTTGAATATCTGTTTCAAGTTCTTCAGAATATTGCATCCGTAGAACCACAATACTAGATACGAGATAAAGGAAACACATTGAACGGAACCTTCCATTTGTCCTTTGAATCGCCCGATTGCATATACTGCTGCACAAAGGACGAAGAACACGGTAGCGTGACCGATGCACACAACTGCTTTCTTCAACTCGAAGTTCTCTCCTTTTGCAATCATGCCACTAAGATAACCGAAAATAAAGTTGAGGGTGAAGACGATCATAAGCGAAGATAACTCGCCTTCAATCGGTTTAAGATAGGCGAGGAGTGCAAGAACTACGCCTACAACAATATCTTTAATTCTATCTGCCATACTATAACTATTTGATGATTAAACAATAACGCTGCAAATATACAACAAAATATTTAATCATCAAATAGATTTCACGAAAAAGTGCAAAACTTTATTCTAACATATAAAAGAGAGGCAATCACTTACCTCTCTTACTCAAATTGTAAGGAACACTTACATGTTCAACTATTAGGATAGAAGTAGAAACAGAAATCCCCTATACTATTGGCGTAGTATAGGGGAATATTACATTCCTGCTCGGAAATGCGATGCTCTTAAAAGTGCTGCTCTAAAAAGCACTGCAAATATAGACAATAATTCCGAAACCACCAAATTTTTCATCATTAATTTGTTAGATACAGGTACAATCCTTCCACGAACCACATTATCAATATCATAGTTGATGATGTCACCCAAGCCATGAAGAACTTATCTATCGTTTTATACTTATAGGAAAGGTACAGGTAAGCAATAAACGTGCTGTTGATGATTACCATTATCGCTACTATAATCAAAGTACAAAACATATAATCCATACTCATATATGCTCGCTTATCCGTGATGCGATAGGGCTTATACGTTATGATTTTCTCTTGCTCTTAATGTAGTGTAGTATATCCCACTTCTTCCAATATCGGGTGTGCCCACGTTTCTTGCATTCGCCATGGGGCAAATCGCCCCTAGCCACCATTCTGTTAAGGGTAGCATCAGAAACTCGCAATTTTTCCTTGACCTCTTCGGTGCTCATCATCGGGTTGAGCATATCGGGTATGATGTCACATAGTCTATCCAAATCATCATCGCTCATTCCGCAAGCGGTGATGACCTCACCATTTCGCTGTTGCTCGTCTGCCTTGAAACAAGCATCACTGAGCGACTTTAAAGCCGTGCCGAGTATCTTATAATTCAATATCTTTCCCATATCTTATGCACAAATTTTACGTCCTAGTTTCGTATCATTAACAAACATTCTAGCAAAGCTATACAAATAGAATATAGTTGTCACGACCATGACCGTAAAGCAGGAATCCACCATATCTTTAGTTGTGTACCAACTCCACTCTACAATATGAGCCGCATTGATGCCTAAGTAGTACATAAATGGAATGCGATACCACTGGCACAAGAAGAAAAATCTACTTGCCAGTATCGTCACCATCGGCAGGACGTAAACCATGAAATAAATAAAGATATAGCAAGGCATATTTTCATTATATGGGATAAACATCTCACGTGGATGCTGAGAGAACTCCCAAATGCCGTATGCGTGGAAGAACATAATAATGATAGGCACATACTTGCAGAACCAGCGGAAGAACTTTAATATTCTCCTGCTATACCGATTACCATGCTTCTTAAGCATATCCATCAGCTCCGTCACATCAATGTCCTTTATCAACCGTTGGACTTCGGCTTCTTGTTCTAGTGTCATATTAATAAACCTCCTTTTGTCTATAGCTAATTGTTCATAATTCATTGATTTAAATTAAATGATGTTGCAAAGTTACACTCTTTCGCACAAAACCAGCGGAAATGAGAATATTTCTGTGTTAAACTTTATAAAAAGTAACAATCTGAAAGTAGATGGCTACAAAAATAGCGTTAGAACGGCTTTCTTGCCAAATTCTAACGCTATTTCTATATCTACTTATCAGTGTTTATCCTATCACAACATCAAGGGTCTCCATATCAGCGAACTTCAAGCCGCAATCCTTAGCAGCTTTGAAGAGCTCCTTCTCGTCAACTTCCTCAATGGACACCTCTACCTCGGCATTGGCAAGGTCTGAGAAGTACTTCTCGGTCTTCTGCTTCTGATTGAAGAAGTACTCATTGACCTCAGCGAACTTGGCTGAATCGTCCTTGGTGTATTCGTAGCCCTCATCGGCGTGCTTCTGCTCCAACTGCTGGCACTCCTGTAGCTTGCGCTGCATCTCCTCAAACTTATCGTCCTTCAGGCTCTGCTGCGCTTCCTCCACATCCTTGTCGTAGGTATCGGCTACTTGGCGCAGTGCCTTCATATTCTTCCAAACTCGCATAGCGGCATCATCGCTCATTGATGATGTCTTCAATGCCTTCAATGTTCTGTAGGCTACAACAGCCTCGATTGTCTTAATCTTTTTCATAATTGTTTCTTTATTTTTATGTTATACAATATTCTTCGCCAGATTGCCATAGCAGAATACCTTTCCTATTAACAGTGCAAAGTTAAGAAAATAATTCCGAATAACAATGCAGGAGGAGCAAAATTTACGAATTTAAAAAATCAGCTTCCCCACGTTTGGTAATCACTAGGTCGCAACGTGTCTGCTTTCTCGGTGAGAACGTAAACCACAAATACATTTCTAGTATATTTGTTATATTAAGAACATCTGCTTTTTAATGCATAATATAACTACCACCTGGAGGAACTTGTTTCCATCCACCATCTATATTAATTTCAAAAGATAATTGACACATTTGTCCATAATAACCTCCTTCATAAACATTATCAAATCTTATATATACTTCAATATAATCTGTTCTATCACCATTAGGGACAGTTATAGAAGATATACCTTGACCAGAGCTATTAGATACATAACCTCTTCCATATGTTGTCTTATTGTTACCATAAGTACAAACACTTCTAAACATACCATCAGTAATTGTAATTGTAGCATCAGGAAGTTTATATATTCTAGCTTTACAAATACAACTAGCACCAACTAATTCTCTCAACGATGAGAAATCAACAAAACCACTAGAACCACTTTTAATACTTTCCATATTAATTTGTCTAGGATAATATTTAAAAGTAATAGCACCCGGCAAAGATATAAAAATTATTTTTGTATTATCATATAAAGTTGCATTACGGGTATATGCTAAAAAAGGCACAATATCAATATCTTTATCTCCACTACCTATATCAAAAGTTATTTCTCTACCAGCATATATATAATCTGTTGGTTTTTTGCAATTGTCAACATAATAATTTTTATAAATCTTATCAGTAGTATTATATGGTGAATTATAACGAATTTGAATCCAAAAAGACCAAGCTAAAGATAAATCAGTTATTATATCATCCATAGTAAGATTTGTGTTATTATCCACATGTGTATTCATATATAGAACACAATTAAATTTAGGAGTTGAAGAATAATAAACTTCAACGGTATGAAATTGAGGAATAGAAGTCATAAATGCATTCCTTGTTGCTTTACTACTATAGTTTCTAAAATCACTTAATCTATAAGGAGAATTAGCACCACCTTTTGGAAAATGTTTTCCTGATACACTTGTACTTGTGTTATCACTAATATAACCATTATTACCATATACATTATCTTTATAAAGGTTGTTACAAGCTTTAATTGCAAAACCTTCTCCTCCATAATTATTACGTAAGTTCTTATAAGTGTCCATAGGTATATTCATACCACAACGAACAACACAAGTGAATTTACTATATGAAGATGTTACTATTTCCTCAGAGTCTTCTCTAATAGGATATTCTTTAAATTCACCTTTACAACTAATAGGTTTATACTTACTCCATATATTTATATTTTCACTCTTACAAAGAGTAGCAAGGTCATTGCTACTCTCTCCAAGAGCTCGTTTAACATCATCAATGCTAACAGGAGCACTAATAATTCCACTATCACTATTGTAAGGCATAATCTTTATTTTTTAAATATTCAACTTTAGTTTCTAATTCTGTTACAACTCGCTCTACTGTTACATTGAACACTTTCGCAAGCTATAATATAAATCGTTTCATACGCTTAATCTTTAGAACTTAAAACACTAGGCAAGGCAGCTCTATAAGAGCCACCCTGCGTTAATACTTACTCTGCTGCCTCGCTTGCCATATTAGCGGCGATAGCGGAATTAACCTCCTTAATCAATGCTGACACCTCACTGAGCTTGCTCTGAGGAACACCGCTGATGTTGTAGGTCAGCTCGCTGCCGTTGGAGCTTGCGTTCGCATTGCCGAGATAGTTACCATTTGTATCTGCGTAGATACTCATATTGATGCTCTCGATGTTGCCACCAGTCTTGTCAACATAGTAGGTGATTTCTACTCGATAGCCGCCCTTGGTATAAGTGGCGGTTGTCTGTTCACTCTTCTTGTTAATCTTTAAATTCTCCATTTTCTTAACTAATTTAATAAATTAATATTCTTGTTATCTAATCTCTTCTTGTTGCAGTCTTCCTTATCTCCACTCAATCGCTGAACCTCTGATTCAAGGAAGACCACCCGAGCCTTCAACCTGCTGACCTCATCGCCCACCTGCTCGATAGCACCGAATGCCGTTGCAATCAGCTTCGGAGACCAGTAGTTAATCTTGTAGTAGCCCTTCTCGTCAGTCTCCACGATGTCCTTTAAGTGAGGGTTGCACAAGACGTGCTGTGCAATCCAACCGATAGACCTTGTGTTGTCCTTCTTCCAAGCGAAGCCATAAGTGCCACCCATCGCCTTGATGATACCCAAGTAGTCCAGCTTCCGCAAATCCTGCTTCAAGCGGATGTCAGAAGATTGATAAGCTGTAACTCCACCTTTAGCAAGAATGCTATTAGGGAAGTAAGTATTCAAATTATAATCAAAGTTATATATATGACCTGTATGCCCCATAAATCTATCAGTAGGAAATGAATACTTAGTAAAAGCAAATATTCGTATTTTATTTATTGAAGCATTTCGTAATGCAGTAGTATTTTGGTCATGTTTAAATTTAAAACGAATATATCTTCTATTATCATTTCCTACAGGAAAACCTTCGTTACCATTAGATAGATTTATATAATTAAATTGATTCCATCCAGTCATAAGTTTAGTAAAAGTATTAGTTATAACACCTTTACTATCTATAAACTCTACAGTACAAATAGTATTAATACCATTTGACATATCAACACTAGCAAAATAAATTTGAGAATAACATTTATTAAGAACTTCAAATGTAAACATTGATTGGTTCTTTTTTACTTGAGCTAATTTCTCAGCATCATTATTACCAGTAATAACGTTATTACCTAAATTAATATGATAGTATTCTGGGACATTAGCATATAGTTTAAATTTATTATTATCTGACATCTCATATCTAGTCCAATTAGTACCATTATCATTAGAATAATATATATCTACATTTGTAACAGGTATACTATCAGTAATAGCAGTAATTCCAGAGCATAAAGCATCAGCTGAAACATAACAACCAATTCCTTTATTATTAACTTCAGAATTTGTAGGTAATATACCTTTATTATTTATTAAACCGTTAACTGATAAATTACCAGCAATAACAGCATTTTTACTAACACTAATACTATCACAACTAATAACATTATTAACAGTAAGACTTTTAAACGTAGCACTACCTAATTGTGTTATGTTCCAATTATTACTATCTACTTGACTACACATGTCTTGAACTTTCACCCAATTAGTATTATTACCATTACCTAAATATAAATCACCACCACTACCTCCAATTCTAGCTCCACTATCAGGAGTTATAGTTGTAATACCTGGAAATTTAAGTGTACCATTACGTTGTGCACTATTAGCCGCAAACACAGAACCATCAGCTATACCAAGATAAATAGTTTTATTAGAATGAGTATATTTAAGTCCAGCCCATTGATTCCAATCCCAGTTTGTCTCGCCAAAGCGAATAGCCGCACCTGTGTTGAAAATAACTTGCGCATCAATGGCACTAATAGGAGTTAACTTGTTGCCAATCTTAAGCGCACCATTCTGCAAGGTGGTACTGATGGTGTTGCTTGCGCTGATGGTGGTCGCACCGCTCAAAGCACCGCTCACGTTAGCCGTTCCGTTGAACGACTGTCCCCAGATGGTTCTTGCCGTTACAAGTTGGTCTGCTTGATTCACGATGCCAATTCTCGTAGCACCATCAAGCAAGGTGTAAGGGCTATCCCCTGTGGTTGCTGGCAAGCTTTGAGCCGCAGAGAACGATGTATTTGTCACCAAAGTTCCTTGGCTTTTGAAATCGGCAGACGTGCGTCCTGTCTTCTTGATGATTGTGTAAGACAGACTTCCATATTGACGTTGGCAATTTCCCCAAAGTTGAACATTGCCAGTTGCATTGTTGTAGTACACACGCAACCTTGAAGACATGTTTCCAACCAACTCACGCAAGGATATGATAAAGTTGTATGCCCCAGAGTCCTTCGCTCCATTCTGACGGATTCTCAACACGACAACCGAATAGGTATCGTTAAATCCGTTGGAGAAGAGGAACGTGAAACTTCTATCATCATATTGGTTGCTTGTGACGGTAATGTCAAACAACTTCGCCCAATAGTGGGAAAGGCTTGCGGTGTTGCTGTTTACCGCTCCCGACCATACGATGTTGTCTTTGTGCCAACCATCGAGCAAATCCGCATTGAGGTTTGTCCATTGTGCGGTAGTCGAAGCTATGTGATTCGAGCCGTTGTAACCGAATTGCATACCTCCCTTGCCGAACTTCACCATTCCTGCGTTGTTGTTGCCAACGCCCATCAAGCCGATAGTGTTGCCAATGTTACAATCACCTATGTAGCAATCATCGCCAATGCGCAATCCATTGTAAGCACCATTCAATGCGCTTGCCACAATCTTAAGCTGACCTGTGAGCGTTCCACCTGTCAAAGGCAAGTACTTTGCGGCGATGGCATCCACCTGTGACTTCGTATAAGCATCAGTAATGCCATACCCACTTATCGTTGTCGGCTTGCTTGTGAGTTCTGAGAAGGCAAGGCTGTTCTTGATTGCAAACGAGCCGAAAGCACCCTTGTTGCAATAGGCGAGGTTTGAACTTGTGCCACTATATGCTCCGTTCCAGTAAGCTATGAAGCTCATGTCAGGAATGATGTTGCCATCGATCGATGCGTTAGTCCATCCCGAAGTGCCCACCGCAGAAAGGCTCTTCTTCGTGTAGCTCTTGGTGTAGGTGATGGCTGTTCCACTGGTGGATATGCCGGTCACGAACACATTGCTTCCACTTGGCTGAGTAACCGAGCGTAAGCCATCCGTAATGCCAAATCCCGACAAAGTGGTTGGCTTGTTGGTGATATAGCTCCACGCAAGGTTTCCTTGGAACGCCGTGAGAGCCTTGATGTGTGGAGCAATAAAGTAGGCATCGCCTTGGTTCGTCACGAACGAAAGGCTTACTCCTGTTCCTATAGTGTCATGGTCAGTATAAACCAATGCAGCCGATTGAACGCCACTTGCATCAGGGTTATCGCTAGTTGAGAAAACCAATTGCGGACCGCCATCGCCATAGGACAGCTTTCCAGCCGACTTGATGTAGTTTGCATCGTTGCCATAGGTAGTTCCATAAATCACCAAGCGATTCTGCTCTGCCTTGTAACTTGTGTTGACGGTGACACTAGCCTTTGACAACTTCAAGATGTTGTCTATCTTGGTGATTCCTGTCAAGGCTTGCTCGGCACTGCTGCCCTGCACCTGTGTCGTTCCCACATAATGAGTATGGTTAGACAAGCTGAAAGAACTACCCTTCGTCAAGGTCAAGGTATGCCCACTGATAGATGCGGTTGTTATCGCATTCCCAGAACCTGTTACGCTAACGGCATTCACACCGTCTGTGATACCATATCCGCTGAGACTTGTTGGCTTAGAGGTCAAACTTGCAAAAGTATGTGTATGCCCATTGAGCGAGAATGTAGAGCCTTTTGTGAAGGTGATGGTCTTGCCGCTCTTTGTAACGGCAGTAACGGCATTTCCACTTCCGCTAACACTAACGTCCATAGCCGAGCCTCCTTCTAGGCTAGAGATACGAGAATCAAGAGCCTTGATGGAGTAGGCAGAGGCAATCTCACTCAGCGATTCTGATGTAAGCTTCAAGGCATTTGAATAACTCTTCACACTGCCGTTCAAGCCGCCACCACTGGATGAGGATGTCCCAACACCATAGGCAGAAACACCACCACTAGTATAGAGGTTTGCCACCTCGTTAGTCGTAGTGTTCGTAATCTTCAACGCCTTATTGGTTGCATCATACTCCATCTTTATGTTGCCGATGGAGATGTACTTTCCGTCAGGCACGATGATACTTCCGTTAATATCGGCAGTACCGTTAAACGAGTTACCCCAAAGCTTGCGAGTATTCGTGAGCTGGAGAGCCTTTTTCGCTGAACCGCTTGTAAAGTAGCCCTGCAAGGTGGATATGCCCGAAGCGTTCACCCCTTCTGCCTTTTTCGCTCTTGTTACCTCGTCAGATATAGACTTATTGATTCCATCAACGATACCACTTAAAGTGTCTGTCTGCGCAATATTGGCGAGGAAGCTCACCACCTCGTTCCACTTATTGATAACGCCGTCCGCAGTCTCCTCGTCAGTAGTTATAAGGGCGTACCAGTCATAGGCACTATCCCAACAAGTTACCTTCGTTGATGTAATGCCGTCCAGTACAGACTTATTGCTATGAGTATGCTTTGCCGATACCGCACCATCCCAAGCCGTCTGCTTTGCCGTTGTCGGTATAGAATAACCCGAAGCAAGACTAATAGCAAACGTACCGCTTGTTGTGATGACCTTTGTTGCGCACGTCAAACCAGTAGGAAGGGTAAGAGCTACAGATGTAACAGTACCCTTATTGGTAGTATAGCCCTTTGCATCAATCTCCGCTTTGGTATAATAGCTTGCGAGAGACTGATGAGCAGTCAGATACCCTTTATCATTGGTAAGCTGGCTTACCTTCGTGATACGGTCAGTGATTTCTGTCCACTTATGGGTATGCGCACTAGGTGTGAATGTTGATGGCTTACCCGTGATGTTATTCCAAGAAAGGCTCAGACCGCCAAGCTCTGATGCTATATTGTCAATTCGGCTGCTGAGAGCCTTTATAGCATAGGCATTCGGAATGCTAGTCAAGTCTGCATCCGTATAGCTTCCTTCTAAGATTCTCGCATAGCTGATTACGCTTGCAATCAAGCCGCCACCACCCGTGGTAGATGCTCCTGCTCCGTATGCCGTGATACCACCTGTGGTATAGAGATTGCCATCAATTTTGATAGCCTTGTTTTTGGAATCATACGTGAGCTTAATGCCATGGAAGGAGATTGCGCCTTCGAATGTAGCATCGCCCGATACGCCAAGTTTGGAGAATGGAGCGTTTGGCTTCAAAGATACAAGGTCAGCAACGCTCGTTCCTGCACTTCCTTCCTTCCAAGTCGGCTCGAAGAAGGTGAGGTATGCGCCAAGATTCTTCTCACTGATGATAAACGATGTAGGGTCTGCGTGAACCTTTCCGCTCACATCCCACCAGATAGCACCATTGGCAAGATAACCCGAGCCATCGAAGCGGATGAGGGAGGTTGCAGGGGTAAGATTTCCGCTATTATAGTCCTTATCCACCATCTGACCGCCCCACCATGTTGCGATACTCTTCTTTCCTCTATTCGGGTCTATTGCTCCGTTGATACCGCTCTGAACGTTTCCGTCTCCGTCTCTCAGCGCAAGGAGCGTTGTCATTACAAGACCACCGTCAACATATGTAGTCTGACCGAGCGCATCCTTGAGATACTTGTAACCTGCGAGGTCTGTGATATTCTGCTTCAAGTCACCATATATCTTGCTAGTGATATAGGCGTTAGCCAAACCAAGTTTGTCATAGAATGCGCTGTATGCGGACTGAAAGTTGGTGAACTTCGTTCCCACGGCAGAGACGATAGCAGCCTTGCCGTTAGTATCAGCCTTATTGTAATTTGTAGATATATCTGAGAGATACGTAACGAGTTCCGTCTTGGCAGTAGAGAGAGTAGTGAAAGCAGTATTAAGGTCGGTGAGTTCTTTTGTACTCTTTAACACCTCTGCTCCCTTCACTTCATTGTACGACTTCTCGGCAGCTGCGAAAGCATCTTCAAGTCGCTTGGAATCCTGCGCCATTGCAGCAATCTCAGAAGGCTCTAGGTAGCCATCTTTGACGTAGCTGTCGAACGTCTTTTTGTTTTCGGTAACAGTCGTTCCGAGGGCGTTCAAGTTGCTCTGTGTCGTCTTAATCTCTTCTTGCGCCTTCTCAGCAGCTTTCTTGGCTTCCTCTGCCTTCGTGTCATCGGTATACTTGCTAGCCAATTTCCAATCGGCAATATCGAACTTTTCGCCTTCTGCCTTGGCGGTGGAACACTTCAAGATTTCGTTCTTGTAAGTGCTACCATCGTTCGGATAGGTTGCGTTCACCCACATATCGTTCACATCGTATGGTGGAACTGGCTGAGAGCCGAAGATGCGTCTCTTGGTGTTGGCGGTAGCTTGCGCTCCATTAGCCTTCTTATCCGCAGCGGCTGCATCTTTGAGTGCTTGGCTTGAATCTTTGAGTGCCTTGGTCAGCTCCGTATCTGTGATGATAATCCACTCATAGGTAGAGCCATCCTTGGCAAAGCGGTATGCCTTGCCCGTCTTGTTGTCATAGTAGAGGTCTCCCAAGTGGGTTTTCTTATCATTGTCGGTCTTCCAACTGATGGCTGGAGCATTCTTCAAAGTAGGAACGCCGTCATAGAACCAAGTCTCAATAGCTCCGTCTATCTGGTTTTGAAGGTCGATAATCGTCTGCGATTTATTGATAATGGTCTCAACGGCATTCTTATCCAAGCTCTTCTCGGTGATGTACTTATCCAAGGTCTTTCCATCGTAGGTGGACTTTATATCCAAGTCTCCCTTGATGGTTACTTTCTTCGTCTCGCTATCATACTTGACGTAGGAATCACCCTCGTAGTTATTGGCACTAGTAGGTCGGTCTCCGAAGTACATATCTCCGTAGACGTGGAAGAAAGCCCTGTTAGTCTGCTTATTCACACCATATTCCACATACTCCCTATTGGCAAAGGAATAGCTGTTGATGCCGTGATAGAGGCTGATGGATGGCGAATAGGTATCTACCGCCGAGAAGATAAGGCAGTTCTGACGTTCTACATCGGTTCTATTACCGCACTGGTTGAGCACATCACCTTTCGCAGGAACATCGCTTGCCGTAGCGCAATCGGTATCAGAGAGGTCGATATAATGATATTTCTTTCCTTCCAGCTCTACAGGGTCTTCATCACGACCGATTACCAATCGCCAATAGAAGTGATTGCCAGCCTTGTGATAAGTGCCCTTGCGAACGTTGAATGATTCCGAGCGCACCTGGTCGCCAACAGCGAAATCATTATCCACGGCATTGCCTTCCTGCTCTGCTAAGAAATAGCAACGATAAGCCTTCTGTGACACATTATTATATGTCACAGTAACTTCTTCTACCTTATGAGCCACCACGCCACCAGTAGGAGAGATTATCTCCTTACCGCCAATGGTGGATGTTTTATTGATGACCAGCTCCTCGAAGATAGCCTTCATTCTTACCTCCAAGTAATCTGTGATGAGGTGTGAACGACCTTCTGCATCGGGAGTCCAGGAACCTCCGTTCTCATTGTTGCGGTTACCGACAAACAATCCACTAAAGAACTTCTGCACCTTCTCCCAAGTGATAGTGCCCTTTGCTGTGTTATCCAGCAGCCTAGATACAAACTCCATCCTAGAACGTCTAGCAGAATAAACGTTACTATCGGATGCAGGAGTGGTATCGTTCATGCCAATTACATAGACACCTCCACCATTACCGCTTCCCGTGCCGCCTATCTGCATTCCATTCACCTTGATGGAATCAACCTTGTCTTCCAACTTACCCAACCGGCTAGTAGCTGCCTTCTCGCCAACCGTGTACTGAGGGTGGTCGTAAGGAATGTCCAGAGGTATCTCCATTCCGATGATACGAGAGTTTCGGTAGTGCTTGCCATCCGCGTCCACCTGCGCAAACATATCATTAATCAGCTTTACCTGCTCACCGAGAGGATGGTAATCGTATGTTCCATCATTGTAGAACTTATCGCCATCCATCGTGCAGGTGAAGTTTGAGTTGCTGATCATGGTTTTCTGATAGTACTGCTTCGATCTATCGAACAGAGACAACTGAGCAATAGGGATGAGGTCCGTATCTGTAATTTTGGTTGCGTCCCAGTTGAACAGAAAGTACTTATCACCAACCTTTGGGCACATAACGCCATCGGGAAGAGTTCTTCCGTAGGTATCGTTTGCCACAATCTCAAAGTAGTTAACCTTGTCGATAACCTTGAAGCTGACATCGAACTCCATACCCATGAGAGCACCGCTAGTGAACTTGATGCCTAAGGTGAGGTTACTCTTTATCCAACTCTCCTTGAAGTTATTAGTGAAAGAGTCTGTAGAAGTGACCTGCCAAAATGTCTGTGTAGTCTTCGTTCCGTCTTCGTTATCAACGGTGCTATCATAGGTCTTGATACTGCTGACCCTGCATTCAACCTTCGGATATTCTTCATCGAACATAACGACACCTTCGATAGCCTGCTTGTCATTCTTCACGACATTCACGTTCTCCAGATAGCCATCCTTGGCGTAGAAACCATCACTATCCACTTCCTTGTTAGGGAGCATGAGGTAATCAGTAGCAACACCATCGGTGGTGACGTCCGCATCGGCACCAGTGAAATATCCTTTCGGAATATTCCTATCTGAGCCGAATGCGTACAGTCTCGTGATATAAGTTGACTTGGATTCCGAATAGGACATAGACAGAACATTAACATCCTGCTCGAATGTTGTCTGTCCTTCCATTTCGCAATATCCAAGGTATATAATGGAGCCATCTATCCACCACTCGCAGTTGAGTGCGTCTTCGGAACAGATGGCGTTGAGAGCATCAAGAATACTGATGGAGCCGTACTCGATCAAGAATCTCTTCTGAACATCGAAAGCCTTGTTGTTGTAAGTAGTGTAGTCAACAGAGAACTCCTTGCCATTGTACGTAAGACCTAGCGCCTTGAGGTTGCCGAGTATAACGTTCATGTGTACGCCTACCGTTGTGGTAAGGCTGAAGGAGGTCTCGTTGGCTCCGTGCTGAGGGCGATACTTGCAAAGCTTATTCTTCCAAGACATATAGTAGGCATCCATCTGCATTTCGTAGTCATAGCCATCACTATCATTGTGCTTAGGGAAGTATGATGATGTAAGCTCAAAGTAGCCGAAGTCGGGAATCTCCACGGAGTCCCCAATCTCGAAATAGATAGGAGTTGCCGTAGTGAACTTCAAGATGATGTAGTGGTGGTCCATAAGCTGATACGACAGCTTAGAACCCTCACCGAAGTCCTCTAATGTGAAGAACACCTTATTATTTCTCTTTATCTGAATCATTGGCTTGTATATATTTACTTGTTTCACCTCTGTCACTAGGGTCTGGCTCGTTGAGTTTTAGGCTGAACTTTGCCATTTCCTGAATGAACTGACTGAATTGTGTGCAGGAGAGATAGATGCACCGATACCACACATTAGGCTGGAATCGGGTGCGGATAACCAACTCTCCCTTGGCAAGAACCTCCTCGCAGAACCTAGCATAGTTCATCATGAACGTATCTGAGTCCTTGGCGGTCATATTGAACGGCAGCGTTATCTCCCTCTCATCCAATCTAGGATTGTGCTTGATAACTGACTTTCCGTCCTTAGAGCGATACTTGTTGCTGATGAACTCCTTGTTTGGTGCAGGGGTCATGAGCGTGCTGAGGGCAGTTTCGTCTAAGAAGATGCCCCACGTAAGGTAGGCATCCTTGCCATTTATGTAAAGTTGTCCTTTAAGCATAACTATTTAATCATTAAATGACCTCGTAGGCTTCGCTGTGAGCCGCTTTTGCTATTGTTGAGTATAGTTGTAAGGGCTGACTAGCGAAAAGCCTGTAGAGGCTAAATATCCTTTAATCTTCTGTTCATATCATCCAGCTTGGTTCCGAAGTCATTATAGGTGAGCTTTGAATACTTCACGATGTCTTCGAGGTAGCTGTTTGTCATAATCATCATGTTTCTAATCTCCAATACCGCGCCATTGGTTGAGATTCCGAGTGTAACGATGCTCTCCATCTGTGATATGGTGGTAGTCATGTTCTGAGCGATGGACTCTCCTGCAATCTGCAGGGCGGTGAAGCGACCATTCAGCTCGTCTGCGGTATCTTGCCCCATAGATGCCCATCCTCCGCTTGTTGCTGTCTGTGATGAGGATGATGAACCGGTGTAGCCAGTTACCTTTGCCCACTCGTCACGTCTCTTCAAGCCTTCCTGGACTATATCATCGTAACGCTTATAGAAAGCATCTACATCTTCTTTGGTTAGCTTTCCGTTTTTATCCTTCATAGCCTTTGCCCAATCATCGTAGAGTTTCTTCAAGTCTCCATTGATAAGGTCTTCCATACTGAAAGAGAGAAGGGACTTCTGCATCTTTTCTGCGAAATCATCTGCCATTTCGCTAGCAAAGTCGCTACCATCCTTCTTCATGTCCATGAGGTCCGTCAAAAAGCTATCTCTCATTCCACTGAAGGAAATCTGAGTAAGGTTCTCCTTGAACTGCTCTGACAACTCTTCCAGCTTGCCCGCTTGGTCTATGTAGTCATTCAACTTCTCTGTCAGACGTCCACCATAGTTACCCTTTCCAGTGTTCTCGATATGCTCCCAGATGGCAACGTTGCCACGGAGGAGCTTCATTTCCTCTGGACTGAGGGAGAAGAGGTCGCCATTGAAGTCTGATTTGACGTTCTTCTTGATCCAATCAATCTCCTCACTACCGAAACCGCTCCAATAACGATTCCATGAGTGGTGCGAACCGTGATAGCTTGCCTGTGCCTTGGCGATGTCGAGGTAGTTCTGATTAGTCTCCTGCTGATTCTTGTAGGCTTGCTCGTAGTATGAGGTTGCCTTGGAGCCAAAGGAGTTTTCCATTGCATCAGTCAAATCCTCGATGGATTGCTGCAAGAGGGTATTTCTGTCTGTCAGTCTTTCGATGGTGTCATTGACTTTCTTTGCATTTCCATCTCCACCGAACAGACTATTGAAACCACCGAATGAAAGCGTGTTGAGGATATGAGAAACATTGTTCCCGATGCTCTTCAATGGCTTCATAACAATGTCACCCGACAAAGCATCATCAAGGATGCCCGTTACTGCGCCAAAGACCGTCTCCATGAGGTTGCTTATGAGTGTTCCGAAGCCATCTTTCAGAATATCAAGGATGCCGAGTATTGCGGAGATTATTTCTCCTGCCATACCGCTATCCCCTAAAGCTTTCGTCAGAGCCTTGGCTGCGTCGCTGTCTTTACCGAGTAACCCTTGGATTCCCTTTGCAAGCGTGTTGGCAACGTCCTTCTGCATGTTACCTCCGAAAAGCTTGTCAAGTCCTAGAATGGAGTTTCCTATGCCTTTGAGTGACCCCGATGTGAGACCCTGCAAACCATTTTCAAGCTGCTGGAACTGAGAAACTGCCTTCTGTGCAGATGTCTGTAAGTCTGATGATGCCTTCTGAACTGATGAACCGAACTCCAAAACGTTGTTAGATGCGGTAGCAAGTACGCCCTGCGCTCTAGAGAGGTTGCTTTCAGCCTTGCTGATACTTGTCTTGTCACCGCTCTTCTTAGCCTTGGCGAGGTCTTCCTGCGCCTTGGTAACGGCTTTCGTGGCTTCAATCTCTCGCTCTTGTGCGTCAATATAGCCCTGCATGGCTGACTGATAGGAGTTGATATCGTCAGAGACCTTCTTGAAAATGTCACTATCCCAGACGGTGGCAGAGCCTTGTAACTTGGAGATAAGTTCCTGTATGGTCTTCTGCTCATTGACATCTGTTGTGCTCTTGGAGAGTTCCTGCAGCTTCTCAATGGTAGGCTCTAGTTGGTCCTTGAACATAGCACCGAAGTCTCCGAAGACGCTTCCCCAATCGATGTTCTGTCTGATGGCATTTATCTCGATGGTTTGGAGGTCCTTCTTTCTCTGCTGCTGAAGAGAGAGCTTTTCGCCCTGCGTCTGAGCCTTGGCAATCTTCTCCTCGTACTCCTCGGCAATGGCTTGCTTCTGCTGATAGAGAGAACCATACTCCTTCAAGTAGTCACGCATAGAGGTGAGGGCTTCCCTGTTGACCTCATCAAGCTTCTTGTTGTACTCTTGGGTAGCGAGGTCTCTTGCCTTATTGAGGGCATCGGACTGAGCAGAGGTAAGGGATGCCTTCTTGCCAGCTTCCTTGTTCTTCTTCTTGAACTCGGCTTCCTGCTTGTCAATCTCGGCTTTGCGCTTGGCATAGTCGTTCTTGATTTCAGCAAGCTTCTTCTCCGTGCCTTCCTGCATCTGAGATATATCGGTGTCGATATTTTCCTGCTGCAGCTGCTTCAAGTCCTCGTTCAGTTCCTCCTGGGCCTTCTTGCGGTCTTCTGCCTGCTTCTTGGCATCGACGGCTGCTTTCTTGGCTTTGGAAGCGTTCTTCTTGGCATTGGCTTCTGCCTTGGTCTGCTTGGTGTTGGCTGCATTGGTATAATCCCATCCTCGCTGTGCGATATCGTTGGTTGACATCCATTTGCCATTTACTAGCGCACCAGACTTCTTGTTGTTTGCAAGGTCGCGTGCCAAAGCAGAGAAGTATTTACCTAAGCGTCCTAGCTCCGGAATATTCATATTCTGCATCCAAGATGGTATCTTGGCATCGAAGTTGACGTGGAAGTTGATGTTGTTCTCGGAATAGTTCTGCATGAACTCCTTGACACGGTTGTAGAGAACGTGTACATCCTCACCGGCACCCTGGAGTTGTTTCTGCAAAGCGTTTATCCTTCCCTTGGTAGAATCGACCTTGTTGCCGAAATCCTCGGTAGCATCTGCCGCCTGATTGATATTATCTGCCTCTTCACTATGCAGTTTTTTTGCAGCTCGAAGCTCATAGAGATAACCAATCAATGCCTTCCTGGCATCGCTTGTTTTGTCTCCTGTAAAACCGAAAGTATTAGCAAGCTTTTCAGATTCGGATATCAAAGAAGCTTCCAGCTGATTGTATTGTTTCAGATATTTCTGATACTCCTTTGAGTGCTCATTCAAGCCAGCCATCTTCTGTGTTAGGTCATCAAACTGCTTGATAACCGAGTCAGATACGATGTTCTGTATGCCGACGGCTATACCGCTGCTAGAGGTTCCATAATCCTTCAACTTACCCAAAAGGGCTTGCTGAGCGCTATCAACACGGTTGTTGTATTCTTCATTAGCCTTGGAGATTGCATTGGCTCTGTTGCGCTCTGTAGCCTCCAGCTTGATTTGCTCGACGAGTTCTTTAGATTTATCTATCTCCTGCTGCTTAACATCCACAAGGTTGCTCTCGTCTTCCTTGATCTTGTCAATAGCAATCCCGTAGTTGTCATAGATGTTTGACAGCTCCTTGATGGTGTCCTTGTAAACCTTGGAGCCTTCCTTTGCAGTCTTCAGAATGGAGATTAGCGACTCGACCTTGCTTGATGCTTCATTTGCACTCTCGGTAAATTTGGAAGTCTTGGTGGCGGCATCCTCAGCGCTATTGCCGAATAGATTGAACATCGTGACTCCAGCTGCTACTGCACCAAGAACCAGACCGAGAACATTTGAAGAAGAGACCAAATTGAACAGAGCCATGGCATCCTTGGCGGTTGTGATAGACTTCGCTAAAGACAAGAATGCTTTCGCACTCTCCCAAGCTACCTGTGCCTTAGATATTGCTATCATCGATATCACCGCAGCCTTGTATGCGCCATACGCTGCAACAACAGTCATGAGTACCTTGCCTACCGTCTCCCAATTCTCAACGAGGGTGGAAACGACTCCCAATCCGGTATTGATAACACCCTCCTGGGATTTGCCGAGGTCATTGAACATCTGCTCGATGGCATCCTCAATGTTGCTTATCTGACCTGTAATAGTCTTGGACTGAGCCTCCATCAATCCACCGAACTTGCTACCCTCGGCGGTCATACTCTGCATTGCCTGGATGAAGATGTCGCTGGTAACCTTGCCTGCCTTGATTTGCTTCTGGACCTCACCGATGGCATTATTCAAGTCCAACCCCATAACTTTTGCCAATTCGTCTGCGATAGGAATACCTCGGTTGAGGAACTGATACAAATCCATTGTGTCCATCTTACCCTTGGCGATGGTAGTGCCGTAAAGCATCACAAGGTCTTTAAGGTTCAGACCCATACCTGCTGCAACGTCTCCCAATCCGATGAGCGTCTTGTTGACATCCTCGGCTGCTACATTGAATGCAAGGAGCTGTTTGGCTCCCTCTGTAACGTCTTCGACCCCGAAAGGTGTGACGGCTGCCGTGCGGATCAACTGCTTCATGAGAGCATCAGCTTTCTCCTCAGACTGCAACATCGTCTTGAATGCCATTTCTGTCTGCTGGAACTGACCGCGGACCTGCATCATCTGATTGACGAACTTGCCGATGCTCCAACCGCCAATGGCAATGTTCATGCTGTTCTGTATATTCGAGATTACATCGTCAATGGACTTTCCGTCCTTCTCAACCCTCTCGGCAGTCTGATGAACTGCGTTCTGAATGTCTCGAAAACCGGAAACGACCTTGGCTGTCTCGACTATTGTATCGAATTTAATGCTTGACATAATGTCCTATTTTTCCTTGAATTTATACTCTGTTATAAAGAATCGCCGGAAAAACACCAAATATGGGTGTTCGATATGGGAACTTTACGTGCGTGCGCAGGAAGACTTCGGTTAAATCTCGGTCTCTGACTCAATCACCGCCTTCATGACCGCCTCCTTGTTGTTGCCATCGATGACCTCTTCCCCTGCTGCCGGTATATGGGCTTTCTTCCTCTCCTCGTCTGACAGATAGATTGAAGTAATCTTGTCTTTGAGCATGAGAGTCAGGTTGTTATACGATATTCCCCATACCACGTAATCGAAAGTCCATCCGTATCTTTCGCAAGCAGCGTCTATGAGAGTTCCCCATATTGTCTTGCCCCCGAAGATAAAGCTATTCTCCGACTTCTTCGCTGCGTTGACCTTTGCCATACGCTTCGCTTCTTCTTCCATTCCTGTCTCTTTGGCTATTGTCTGGTATGAGTTAGCTTTAAGGATGATGATGAGAAGAGTAGCTATATCCTCGTTGGAGCATTCTTTGAAGATTAACTCCGTCTGCCTGCTTACGCATTTAGAGTCTAGTATTTCATTCTTTGTGTTGAGTGAGTGATATGCAATCAATCTGCAGCATGTCTCCCTTTTGGTGTTTGCAACTCGCAATGCTTCCAAGAATGGATCGGCTTGAAGCAACTCTTTGTCTAGCTCCAAGCTATCTACCAACTGCGACGTTAGGTACATCATGCCCAGTGTAGTAGGGTAGATGTTAACGTGAGCGTGCTCAGTATCAAAGCCTATCGGCATATCTGTGAGCGTATTCGATATAATGATTCCTAACTCTTCCATATCACTCGAATTTAAATTGTTGGCACCCAAGGCAGGACTCGAACCTGCGTCTTTCAACCAGCTTTTGAAGACCCTGGATTTTCATGCGACGGACTATTTGGTCTCGCTCTTCCCCTGAGCTACTTGGGTAGGTTGCCGGCTGATAACCCTCAGTCGGCGGAAGGGATATTAGAATATGCCTATTTCTCTGTGTAGGTCTCCGTGATTTCTGTAGGAGCAGTATCTCCGTCCTGCGGCTTCTTGAAAGTCAAGGCATACTTTCCACCTGTTCCCTTTGTGGCAGTAATGACACGCCAACGGTAAGCACAATAGACTTCCTCACTCTTCGAGTTGACAGTCTTAGCTACCACGTCTCCCTCTGGGATGAGAGCTGCGTGTGTATAAGTAACAAGAGCACCTTCTTCTGTAGAGAAAGCCTCTTCTGCACCAATTGTGGTGTTACCTAAGTAAACTCCAGGTACTTCCGGATCCTCTGGCTGAATAGCCAATCTGTAATTACCTTCAATAATGCCGTCAATTGTCTTGAAAGGCTGAGATTGGTTTTTCTTAATAAAGAGTTGATACGCAGCTTCATAGGTTGACTTCTTGGTCTTGCGGTCAACAGTACCGCCTCCCTCTTCCTTCTGCTCCATTGTGTCGCCCTTTGTAGGGGTCACATTCGTGGTTCCTTCCTTCGGTGTAGGAAGCTTATCCCATTCATTCTTAGTAGCACCTACCTTCTGAACAAAGATAGAACATTTTCCCCATGCTGTTACTGACATAATTTAATCATTTATGAGTTTATATTCAACTTGATTATTTATTACATGTTCTCCCGTGCTTGTTGCATATACCCTTTGTTCAATAGCGTGGGCTGCATACTCGCTCGTTCTGAACGTTTCTAAGAGATTCCAAGCCAGTTTGCAGATTTCGTCAACTCTGATAGTGTTCTCCTCGAACTGCCCATCTACATCCTGACCTTGTATATATATATTTACATTTATAATTGCCGTTTGAAGCTGCGTTCCCTCATTAGCCAAGATGGAGATAACGACATCTTCCTTATGAGAATTATGCGGTCTCATCGTCTTTGACAGCTTGCCATTGACGTTATTCATGAAACCACTTTCATTGATGTACCGGTAAACATCAGTCTTAATTGCTCCGTCTGATTTCATATCTTCCACTTGTTTATTTCATTAACTGCTGAGTCTATTGCTGTCTTCACACGCTGCTCTACAATGGATGTGGCCCATATCTTCGTTGAAGCGAGGACATCCTTGCTTTCCAAGGCTTCCACCTCTCCTGCGTATTCCATTCCGGCAACGACAACCAAAGCATAAACCCTGGAATATTCCTTAGCAAGGTCATTGATCATCTTCTTGCCCTTTGCAGAGCCGTCTGTGCCACTGAGAACCTGCGAAAAGGCTGATTCCATATATTTACTTCCCTGCTCGTACACGGCGAAGCCTATGGAGCTTCTTAGGTTGCCCGTATGGTCTATCCAGCTTTCCTTGGCAGACCTATTACGGATTCTAACCACAGATTCGTCTCCTAGCTTGCTGAGTGCCTTAAGCACATTCTCCTGTATCTTCCTTGCGGCTCTCTGTAGGAAGGCATCAAGAGCGGAAGCGCTGGTTGTCATTCTTATGCCCATATCTTACACTGGAGTTGATAACGATGAAATCCCTTGACCTTGATAATTACCTCCTCAGCCCCTAAAATATCTAGCTTGATAAAATCCCCATAAGAGAACTTTTCAATCCCTACGGGCAAGTTATGCACTTCGTAGGAGTAGTAATCAATAGAACCGTCAGATGTAACTAACTTGTTGGCCTCGCCAGCAGGAACTACATCACAAGTGCAGCAGAACTTCCACTCGGTCTTGCCCTGGTGATAATTTCCATCATCATCTGTATAGCCAGCTACCTTCTGCTGCCGGTATAGCTTTGAGGCATGAAAACTCAATAGACTCATCAGCAATTAATGTAAACTGTCGGCTTCGGAGTAAGTGAAACCTCCTCCTCGCCGATAGAGTTATATAAACGATTGACTTGAACTAATATAGCCTTTCGCTGGTCTTCCGAGAGGGAACCTATTGATTTGTCCGCTTCGGAGAAGCTAACGGCTTGTATGAGAGAAAGCAGACAGTCGGCAAGCGTTCCTTTGTAGGCGTCACTTCTGGCAACGTCACCAGTGAACTCTGATTCGATATCGAGGTCACGCTTTATGCAGGCGTTTTCCACGAAACCATAGGGGATAGGTATGTGTACCTCATCCACCAAAGCTTGTCCGACCGTCTTCATGATTACTCCTCAGCTTTAGCTGCCTTTTCCTTAAACTCCTTCTTCTTCACAGGAGGAAGCTCATTGTAGGCCTCAATAACCTCCTTGTCGCTGGCATCACTAGAAAGTGTAGCACCGAGAGCGTTGAGAGTTGTGATAGCCTCCGGCTTCTTGTAGGTCACATCAGAGATTGTTACCTTAGCGTCCTCTGTATCTGCTTTCTCCTTTTCGGTATCAACCGAAACGTCTGGGTCTGCCAGCTTAGTATTAATCTGATAGATTGTGTCAACGTCCTCGATGACAGGCAAGCAGTATGCCTGCACCGCAGTAGTCTCACGCAATGGATCAGTTGTTGAATACTGAGAGATAAGCTTGTAATCAATCTGCTGATAGGTTACACCTGCCACTCTGTTTGTTGCCTCTGCTACCTGACCGTAAACGAGGGCACCAATCATCTGTGAGCAGACACCGATAATCATATCGTTGTTCCAAGGCTTAACGCTCTTCTTCGCACCATCATGCTCCAAGCGGACAGTACGGTTGATGATGCGGAATGATACACCGGTCTCGTCCAAGAAAGCCTCCTTGAATACGCTGGCAGTAGGAACCGGGAGCTTTGTGTTGGAATCGTAAGTCTGACCCTTATAGTTGGCAACAAGCTCGCGAGCGTCCTGTGCCTTCTTCAGTTCGTCAAACTTAGCCTTACCAATCCAGAAGATCAAGATGGTATTGCCATCATTCGATGCTCGCTCGATACATTCCTTCAAGTCTGCAACGGTAATACCAGTATCAACGTTGTTTATGCCGAGCTGATTTTCTGGCAAGTACTGATACTTGATACGGAGCAACTCCTTTGGATTATCGTCGTCACGAACAGCTACGTAGCCGTTAGAAAGACCATACAGAAGTGCATACTCATTACGCTCATCAACACCGACATTACAAGCTACCGGGTCCTGAGCCAACTTACGGCGAATCTCTGCTGTCTGACCTCCCTGTGCTTCCATGAGTCTGAGAGCGAGGATATCTGACTCCTTCAAAAATTTCTTCATGCCGACCTTTGGCAGTTTGCCGTTGGCGGTTGAAATCTTGTCACGAGACTTCAAAGGAACCGGAGAATCCACTGCCACGTAGTCAGCAGCTACGTAAGAGGTATCAACTGTGTCGGCTTCCCACTTGTTGTCGGTAGAATAAACGCGGCGGAGAATGGATGTATCCTTGTGGAGATACGTCATCTCGTTCTTGCGCTTACCGTTAATCTTCTCAATCAATGTCTTCAGAATTGGGAAGAAACTCAAGATATACTTAAGAAATAAAGAACTCTGTTGCATAAATCACCTCCTTAACCGATTGCATCGTGTCCCCACTGAAGAGTAGGAACGTCTGTTTTCAAAGCTGCCTTGATTGTATCGACAGGGTAAGGGACAGCCTTATCATTAGCCTCACCTGCCGTCATAACACCTACATGAGGGGTATCTACAGGAGCAGTTGTCATGCAGACACCTACATACTCGTGATTTTCCGGCAATGAAGCATAAGCCTCACCTGTTACCGGCATAGGCTTGTACTCGCCAGACTTGGTATCACGAATGATAATGTGTCCGCACTGGATGAACTCTCCAGAGAAACCTGTCATGTCAAGAATGACACCACCCATGATGCCATTCACGTAATTTCTGATGATTACAGACTCCTTGCCTGAATCAAACGTTTTTGTCTTGCTTACGCCATACATAACTTTTAAGATTTAAAGATTACATAGTTTCGGCAAGCTCATCAATCTCGTTGTCCTTGATAACCTCAACCTCTTCCTTCTTAGGCTTTCTCTGAGCCGCAGGAGCACCAAGCTTTCCGAGACCTTCGTTAGCACGCTCTTGATCGATAGCTGCCAAGTCCTCCACAACACCATCGTAGAAATCGTCGAACTCAGATTCGTTCTCGAACTTCATCTTGTCGAAATTCTTCAAGACAGTCTTTCCGAACGTACCTTTGTCCTTAAGGAGTGCCTTCAGCTTAGAACGGCGGCCATCATTCTCTCGCTCTGACTTCAAACCGAGGATTTCGGTCTGCAAGGCTTTGTTCTGAGTAATGAGTGCCTGCGCCCATGCTGGGACCTGCTCTTCTTTCTCTTTCTTCTGTTTGCGGATTGGTTTCTTGTTGCCGGCAGGGTCATCATCATCGTCATCGACCTCGTCGTCATCCAAGTCTTGACTATCCTTAAAGCTCTGGATAGTACGCTGCGCGGTCTTTTGCGCAATCTTAAGATAAGGAAGAACCGCATTGACCTGCTTTTCAATCTCTGCGTTTACATCCTCGTCTGAGGCTTCTTCATCGAGTTCTAAGTTATTGGCAACATCGGCAGCAATACCCTCTAACTCCTCTCTACTGAACCCCAACGCCTTTGATTTGGGTTTCAGAATAACTAAAACTTGCTTCGTTCTTTTTTTCATTCTAACTAAATATTTAATTGAACAATAAATTCAAGAAATATCCCAGTACGAAGCGATAGCAATAAGTAATGCTGCAAAATTATAAAAAAAGTATTTAATCACCAAATATATTGCAAGGAAATATACTTAATGATTAAATACTTTATGGTTACATATAAATATTAGTCTGGATAATTGAGCTTATCCGGTCCAGCTGTGGATAAATATACGGAGAACATACCACATAGCTCTTTTGCTCCGTTTAGGTCGTTCAGCTTGTAATTACCGCATTCTACTTCCGAAGCACCCGGAATCGTCTTTGATAGAGAACAGGTCTTGAAGGCATCAACTATCATTTCCTTTATGAGATTTGAAGTCCACGTACCTTTAAGGACAAGGTAGAAACCTGTAAGACACCCCATCGGACCAAAATACAGAACCGAATTGCTAAGAGGGCTATCATTGCGTAAGTAGTCCGCCATCATATGCTCTATTGTGTGCGCGACAGCTGGTGACATCATATCATTATTTGGCTTGCATACACGAATATCGAATGTTGTAGCAGTCTCCAATCCCCATTTATCTACTCTCGAAACATAAAGGCCTGGCTTCAGTTTCGTATGATCAACTTTAAAACTTGGTATCATTCTCTAATAATTTACAAACAACACTAAATGCCTTTTCGGCAAGGCTATCCCAAAAATCTGCATACTGCTCGGTTTGGTTCGGCTCCAGAGGGTTATCACTAATAACTCGGATAGACGTAAATCCAATCCCTTTCTTGTAGCATACCTGTGCAAGGGCGGCAGACTCCATGTCAATAGCACATACGTTATACGAATTAGGGAGAAAATCCTTAATCGCCAATACCTGCTCTCTCGTAGTGACAAACTTATCTCCCGTAGCTATGGTTCCTAATCGGAATCTTTCATCCATATCAATCCAGGAGAAATCAGAAGGAAAGACTGCCGGCATACCTTGAACTTGCCCGTTGGCATTCGGTTCGCCGCAATATACATCGTGGTAACAGTACGAATTACCGATTACGACATTACCAGGTTTCAATCCTGCAACGGCAGCACCGGCGCATCCTACCGAGATTACTCTTGTAACTTTGCTGGACGTATTCGACGAAAGAAATTCTGTCAAGCAAGATGCCGCATTAACCTTGCCAATACCAGACTTGATTAAAGCTATGTTTTGAACATTTTTGTAGTCAAGCCAATTCTTTGCAATCCATTCGCTGATAAGGTCGTATTCCTTATCCATAGCGGTAACTATGACAATCATTGCGCACCTCCTTTCGTTAGCTTAAGCTTCTTGCAACGGTTGTAAATAGCGTTCTCATCCACTCCAATCTTGGTAGCAATGGCTTTTACCGGGTACTTGCCATACATTCTGCGAATGATGAAATCCTCGTCAGCAGTAAACACGTGGCTCTTGCTGATGCCCATTTCCTTCATCTTACGATGGATGGCCCAATAATTACGATTGAGCTGCTTTGCAATCTCCGTTGTCGTCATCACCAAAGCGTTAACCTTGATGAACTCAATCTCTTCTGCACTAAAATGTTTTCCTCTACTCATTATTTAATATTTGGGTTCGTTAAGCCGCCCAAGGCTTTCTTTCTCTTTCTGTTATATCTTCTGTTTGCAGCAATCCTTTCAGCGTTCTCTTTACGATAGACTTCCATTCTTGCCAATAAATGTTCCTTATGCTCCTGGTAGTACCTTCTATGGTATTCCCGGATATCCTCCTCACTTCTCGCCATGAACCTTGTCTTTTATAAGTTCGTACAGTGATGGGCTGAGTGTGCTCCATTGATCATTCTCGTCTTTCACGAGATAGAATCCATCAGGAACATAGAACTCTCGATTTCTCAACCTAACTATCAATGTCTGTTTAGTACAGTCTCCGCTGACAGTCTTTACTAACTCTGAAACGTCCGGGCATTTCCATAATTCTTGGATGTTCTCGGAAGATACTTTAATTGCAATCATATCACTTGAACTTAATAATGAAAAACTCATGGTCCAACCACTTGCCTGGGCAAAGACCTTCCTTCGGCTTGCCGATGGTTATACTCTCAATCTCCTTTTCTACCTTTGGGCTATCGTCATAGTAGCCGTTCTTGAAGAGAACGTGAGTGAATGGTACGAACTTCATTGTACCATTATTCAGTTTCTCCTTGATAGCATTGATGTCTATAAGCATTTCAAATGTCTTACCGATATGAAGCTTATCATACTTATCGAAATCTTTGAATTTCTCATCCTTGATAAGGAGAAGGCGACTCATCCAAAAATCTTTAATTACCCGATACTCTTCATTCTTTTCGCCCGACACTATCATATCGAACCATTCCTTGCTGACGGTGAGGGTCAATACTTCCTTTTCCATAATTAACCAATTTTCCCCTCAGTTCTTATTACAAAGAAATCGTTACCAATTTCTTTTCTTCTATTTAACTCTTTGCAAAGTACAGATGTATCAGCAAGATTGATATGCTGATTTACATACTTCTCCTTATCTGTGAAGGTAAGAAGAGTTTCATCGGGGGTATTTACTTCCACTATATTCTCTACACTTTCCGAAAGAGATTTGATTTCTCCATGGATAAAGTCATACACATTTTTGTCGATAACTTTCTGTCTTGTCAGAGTTTCAACTGCTGTTTGAATCTTGAAGATTGATTTTTGCATTTCTTGTTTCATAATCATATTTTGTTTATTTTAGATGAACAACAAAGTTTTTTGGCTTAAACTTGACAAAGCCATTATCATTTTTCGTTTGAGTAGTCTCAATACTGAAACCTGCGCAATCCTTAACGAGAACTCTTATTTGAGAACCAACCTTACAGGAAAGCTGAACATAATCAACTTTCTTAAAGTAATGTTCGATAGTGTACCCATACTGAATATGAGGTTTTCCATTACTATCTAATCTAGCCGTTAATTGGTCTAATCTTTCCTCCCTCTTTACACCATCGACTAATGTATGACACCAACGTGGAGTGCAAGGTAAACATACTAGTCCTACCTTGCCTTCTTTGATTTCATCAAACTCCTTCTCACCTACAGTAATATTCAAAAAAGTCATGTGCTAACCCTCCTTCTTATTTATCTTAGCTATGCGTTCGTTATAGGCTTCATAGTCCTCTTTACTAATCTCAGTAACGCCATGTATGATAGTTGTACCACAAACCATATCATCCTTGAATCGCTCTTCGACGTCAGTGATGAGGTTCATTAGAGGATAGAACTTAATATCCTCCTCTTCCCCTTTAACGGAGCTCGTAACTGAGGTATAGGCTAATTTGCCATCCTTACGTAGGAAGGCGGCTACTGCGTAATAATATCTTTCTTTTATCATAAGTCATATCTTTTTAGTTTATTTGCACTGCTTAGTATATCTCTAATTTCGAAATTGGTTTTGCCAGCCCACCTGGTAAGGTGATTCATTAGCTTGCGAGAATATCTTGCAGTAATCTTTTCAGCCTTTACGATACGATGGTCAACTCTGCCATAGCCACCACCTTTGCTAGCATAATACAAAGCCCATCTAGGCTCCCAGTATTGCTTAATCTTAGGCAGTTTTTTCGATACATTCAAACCATCCAATATCATCCTTATATAGCGAGGACTTCCGTAGCAACGCTTCATTATCTTCTTGGCTTGTCTAATCTTCATAGGCTACTTCTTTTTATTACAAGGGCAGCTCTCTGCGTGAATAACACAAACTCCGTGTTTCGTGTCCACTACCAGATAATCGTGCTCTTCTTCTGTGATTACAGATATACCAACTCTCTTTGCTGGTTTATTGATATTAGCCAATGAGCAAATGCCCTCACATATCAATGCACCAACAATCAGACACAAGACCAACCAAACGGCTGACTTGGTTAAGTCTAAAATCTTATTCTTCATACGCTAATTAATTTTTTCCTCAATCGTTTTGAGATAGTAAAGTGTATTATTGATGGCAGTGGCATCCTTGCAAACACATTTGTAACTATCAGCAACTTGTTCCAAATCTTTGATAACTTCTTGTAGCTTAATTTTATCCTCCAAATCGAGAACTACTACATTTCTTGTTTCTTTTTTCATACGCTAAAAGATTAATTGTTTGTTTCTACTGAGAACATGGAGATATTTTCTTCTCCACGCTAAATTATTTTCTACTTTAATATGCCCGTCTGGGAATTGATGTACTCTATCCCAATAAGCAAACATAGAGAATATACTTTTCATACGCTACTTCTCCTTATCGAATTTGTTGCTAACAACTTTTGCATAAGTTATTACATCATTACCCAAACTACCTACACATTCGTGAAGAGGAATACCTATATAGAGACCTTCCTTTCGCGCCAAGAATGTGCCTTCATTAAAAGTAACAACATACTTAATATTATCATCATCAACATCCTGTAGAAGATCTCCTTCCCAAACTTCTCTTCCCTCACAATCTTTCAGACCTGTAAATTGGCAGACCGTTAAAGGGTCAACCTGATGTGCCTCGTTTCTATTAAGCATTGATTCACTCTGCCTATCCTCGATGATGTAAGTGTTACCGCATTCAGCATAGAAGTAACCTTCTACCCAAGTGTTATTGTCAAGACGTGTAGCCTTGAACTTGATATTTTCTATTTTCATATTTATATGTTTATATAAAGTCTAAATAGACTATTGTTTTTACTTTATTAACTTTGTTGTTGTTATTGTTATTAAAATAATCACTACCTTTGCACTCGAATCATTTAGAGTATCAAACTCTGTTAAGGTAAACCTCTAGCCAAACATTAACAAATAAAACGATGGAACAGCAATGAGATTTACAAAGCCCCTTAGTTGCCGCTTAGGGGCTTTTTCGTGTACCGCAGTTTAGAGGTTTTGCGGTATTCCAGCTATCGAATGGTAGTGAACTTAACATTGTTTGATTATGACAAATGATTCAAAAACAAACGGGAAACGTCTAATCTTTCGTCCTTACGTTGTTAGGGATGGTAAGATTATCCGTCCTAAGCACGGAGGTTGTCTAGCCTTTTGGGTTGACGATTAAATTTCCTATTTGTGGGGTAGCGGCAACTACCCCTTTTTATTTTAATTCTACTGGCTCATCTTCCCATTTCAGCTCTCTTCCGATGAGCTTCTTGATAGAGCCTTGTGGAAGAGGAATTATCTGGGTTTTATCATTGCCCCATAACCTACGGAATAATTTCTTCGGTCTATCTGAAAGAATAACTTCCACACCATGATAATTAACTGCTAACCATGCCATATTTATTCCTCCAATTTTGGGCTCCAATATTTTGTTCCACAGTAATCTTCCCCACATAGCTCTCTACTGTTCTTATACTGACAATTAGAACAACTTCGCTCGCTCGGATTCCACAGCATAAAAGAAATTGCATTACGAAAACCTTGGTCATATATCTCTTGTTCATATGCGCTAAAATCTTCCATATAAGCTCCTTCTTCTTTTGCTTGTTGAATTATTTCATCTATTTTTTCATTAATTTCCATAACTATTCCTCCAACTTATCAATAGGTTTCCAATGAGTGATAGTGCTACAATGCAAATTGAAGTTTAGAATGAATCCGTTATCATCCATAACCTCTCTACTAATTTTATCTCTTGGAATCTTACGTCTGTAAGACACATTCATATACCCATCTTTTGATATAGCAAGAACATTCTCTCCATAAGGTGGCAACCCATCCTCAACAGATACCCAGTCTGACTTTCCTAACTCTATCAAAGCATCATGCAATAAGCTATTTGCCTTTCTCAAAGGAGCATTATGCTTATCGCATCCAAATTCCAAGCTATCAATATTGCTGTTGATAACTTCTTGTATCAGCTCTTTAACTTTCTTCTTATCCATAGTTACAAATTAAAATATTCACGTATCTGCTCACCTGTCATGCGATATACCTCAGATATTCGGCAGTCTCTAATTGGGCTATCCCATGCACTGATATATTCATCATTACAACTACCATCAGCAACACGCTCTACGGCTTCTTCTGTTCCTGTTGCAAATCCAACGCTTAAAAGTTCCTTTTCCTCGTCACTAAGCCCTTTTCCTTCCAAAGCAATATTTAGAGCGATTTGCAACTCGTCATGAGCCTTATCTGAATAGCCTATAGCCTTATCAATATGACTATTGATTGATTTCTCTTTCTTATCCATAGTTCTAAATTGTTTCTTGTTTAATCACTTCGTCAAGCCTTGCCCCCATCTTCTGAATGATGTTGTCAATGGTTTTGCCTTGATAGTCGGCAGCTATCTCTTGGAGGACTGCGAGTTGGCTTGTTAGTCTGAATCTGTTTGATACTGTTATACACTAATTCTTTCTCTCATTTTCAGTGCTTCCTCAAAAGGTATATAACGACCATTCTTTGCAAGTATAAACACTTTACTCATATCCATTTCTGTAAAATTGCAAGAAGTAGTATCATATCTATTACAAATACAATGTTGCTCTTTATCATATTCTTTTGGTGGCATCCATAGCGTATGGCACAGTTTACTCATCTCTGAGTCTTCCCCACCACCACATAAGACGCAACCACCCTTGCCTAGAAAGCACACCTGTTTAGTGTCTTCTTCTTTTTTATTGAAAGAAACTATAAGTTTTGTTGAACTATACAAGTCCGTAGTCTCATGAGGATAGAACGAGCGTTTTTTACCTTCTTTGTCTATGCCTTTAACGAGATAGTATCCATTATCAATCTCGTCCATATAAGCATCATATAAAATTTCTCCTGTCTTTTTTACTTTTGCGTACATATTCTTCTTAATTATCCCTCTCCCTTTTACAGGAGAGGGTGGTTAGTCACTCTATCTCCAAGCGTAAATTGCTGTATAATTACCTTTGCACCCAGTATCAAGGTTATGGGAATAATAATACTTAACAGCAGCGCAATCAAATCTCCAATTGTGCTTTGCAATTAATGTGTAAACTTCACTATCTCTTGTAGCGCGCCCCTTTTCATCGAATAATGCCAAATAGAGAGGGTCATTATCATCACATCTATATGGGTCAAACGGCTTAATGAAGTTACCATCTTTATCAAAGCAGTCTTTAATTTTCATTTTCTTCATATTACTATCTATTTATATCCTCATAGAGGATAATTAGTTAATCTTTTTTCGGCTTAATACCCCATGCAAGGCATCCAAATCTAACATCAGTACTAATGTTTGAGCCATCAAAAACTCTCTCTTCTCCTCCAATAGACGTTAGGGTAATACCTATAGGCAATGAAGGGTAGAGATATAGCGGAATCAAACGAAGTCCAAGAGTATTTTTCTCTTTGGAAACCTTCTTATCAAATTCCTCCTTTGTAAGGTGTCCCTTGTCTAATTCAGATTGTAAACAAGAAATTTCTTCCTCAATATCTTCTTCGGATTGCCAACTTCCAAAATGTAAAGCCTTACACTGACTTTCCGTAAGAGCATTCCAATCAATGTCTTTCTTAAATTGTTCTTGAACTTTTTGCCAAGCATTATTGAGACTTTCCTTTTTAAATTCTTCGTCCCACTTTTTATATACTTGGATACACGCAATTTGATTTGCGAGCCATTTCAAAGTATTACTAACTTTGTCTTCTAATGAAATTTGTTCCATATTACTTTATATTATAATCCTATAAGGATGTTTAGTTACTAAAGCTCATCAAACTCTTTCTGAAGTCTCTGTTTTGTTTCATTCAGAAGCTGCTTGAATTTGGTTTTAAACTCTTCATCACACTCTGAAAGCTCATAAATAGCATCAGCAAGACTACTACGCATTGATTTTGGAGACATATTTAAGAGTTCATTTACTTTAGGAATTAAACTCTTTGCTAAGATATTTGCTCTTTCTAATTTTTCTGTATTCATATTACTATCTATTTATATCCTTTGCAGGATGGTTAATCAATCTTCTTGATACTATCAATTTCCATACTCCATAGTACAAGCTCTCTATTGGAGCGAGTGCCATCTTTTTTAGCAGGGTTGATTCTTACATCAATCTCGCCATTATAGCCACCGTAACCTCGACTAGGGACGATGCTTGTAATCCAACAAACATCACATCTAGAACAGCTAACTTTGTCGCCAACCTTGTATGGAAGACTTTCGATGTAATCATTTACGTAAGAACAAATCTCATCGTTAGCATCATTGATAATGCTTCGTTGTTTGTCAACCTTTACTTTTAATTCTTCTTTTGTCATATCTTTAAAATTATGTCCGAAGACGTTAAACATTTAACAATACTCTTTTGAGCTTTATTCGCAAATTCTCTTTTAACTCTTTAGCTTCACTCCAAGGTGTATATGTTGTGGTATAAAAATTATAACTACGTTCATCTACACAATGTAAGCCTGTTATGAGTAATTCTAACTCTTCGTTTGATAATACAACATTTTTATCCATACTTCTATTATTTATGTCTGAAGGCAATTAATAATTGCGTATTATCTCAACTTTCCACTCCTTAGAAGAGAACTTCTTTTTGAGGTTTTTAATTAAACTCTCGATCTCTTGAAGAGATTCAAAGGCATTAACTAAATCCCCTACTTGATACCAGTAATCCCATCTGTCTGGTTGCTCATCTTTCTCCTTTTGAGTGAGTGGTCTAACAAACTCCCCTTTGATGGTTTGATATTCATTTGGAATTTCAATTCCTCCCAAATATCCACTTGCCGAGCTGTTACCACACACATTGCTTACATTAATACGCAATTTTGCGTAATAATGTATTGCTCCACCACAAAGACCACAAAAAGAACTGATTTCTATATTCATTAGTCTCTTTTTGTCTTTAGTGTAGCTACCAATAGTTGTGTATGTTTTACCTGAGAGATTAAACTTAAATCCTTCTCCAATATTCTGAGGTATAGCCCCAGTTATCTTAGATATATCGAATCCATTTTCTATTCGTAAATAGCTGTTTGTATTCATACGCTTTGCTTCTTATGCCCGAAGGCGGTTAAACAATCAATATCGTTTAAAGAAACCTTTTCCGTATCTCTTGGAATTCTTACTAACTTTCTTTTTCCATTTTATACAGATAGGGCACTCGTTTGGATTTCTACCAATATCACAATGACTATGCACTTCTCCTTTTCCTGGTATTTTATGAATACATGTACTATGTGGACACATACGCTTTACTTTTTAAGTTTCTTATATCTTTTATACCAATCTGGTGAGAAATAACCACATAGATATGCTGCTATAACGCTACAAATTAAAAAATAAACCGTTAAAAATATCCAGAAAGCAATTCCTAGAATTTCATTTTTTACTTCGCCCATACGCTTTACTTTTTACTATGACAATACTTTTTGATGGCATCCTTCTTAGATGCTGCCATAATCTTAACACCCTTGATTGTGAACTCATGCTGCGCCTTTGGCTGACACTTCTGCTTGGCGGAAGGAATGTTGCCTTTCGGCGTACTAAGTCTAAGACTTGGAGAACCAAAAGGAAAATCATCCATTTGATAATCTATTCTAGTTACCACTCCAATCATTGATAATAATCCATTCATACGCTTTACTCCTTAACTTCTTTAAAGATTACATTCTTGTGGTCTGAACGTCGTGTACTCACACATGGATATTTTTTCCAAACTTCACAAGCACCCTTACTTTCAAAGAAGCAACCCGCACAAGTTGCAGTCTCAGTTACAACGATATCCAAGACAACTCTTTCGCCAACTTTAAGCTCTTTCATATCTAGCCCTCCACATCTTTAGTTGTACCTAACAATGATTCATTACCGATGTAAGGAATGCAGAATTTCCAAGTAACACATGTAGTTACATATCTTCCATCATTTTCTTTAATATGACTAAAGAAACTTGCTCTCCACACATCATCAATAGAGTCTCTAACTAATACTTTCTCAAAAGGTTTGAATTGGTGTTCTTTTTTAATATCCACAAACTGTTTCTTCTCAGCATCCCAAGCCTTGCCTTCCTTTTCGAGAGCGTCAAAGAGAATTATTTGTTGAATCTCTGTGATAGGCTGTATATGCTTGTCTTCAAATGATAACCAATCTTCAAATTTCAAGGTGCTCATATCATTTAACACATAGTATTCCAGCTTCTTAGATGAATTGTCTATGCTTTTGACTATACCATAAGCAAGATACCCATGCCAGAGATACAAACAATATCCCCATCCTTGAACTCTGGCTGAGCCTTCTCAATCTCCAAAGTATCTAGATTGAGAATGCCGCCCAACTTCTCTTCGATGGTTTTGATGTAGGTCTGAGCAGAATCTTTGTTATCTTCAATATGATAGTCTTGTACATTCTGCATTCCCAAACAAGATACATGTCTCTTTTTACTTGCACTAATCCAGTGTTTACCTTCAAATGTAGTATAATCATTTTTTGAGAAACCATTAAAGATTATATGGCTGTCGCTATCATTGCTAACTAGAATGTCTCCTTTCTTCCATGCGAACTTAGACCAGTCCCGCATTTCTTTAGATGGGAACAATAGAGGTTCTGCTTCTGCAAGATTAAAGTACTTGCCATTATTATAGAAAGAAGATGATTCAGCATGGTGATTTACTATTATTATAGTATCTTCGCTGCATATGCTTGAAGTATATACATCTCCAAATAAGGGAGACCACAACTTCGTATTTACTGGCTTATCCTTTAGGATTTCCACTACATTAATCTTTTCTTCCATATCTATCTTTCAATTAAGTTAGCTTTTAACTCTCTCAACTGGTTCAAAGCATCATCGAGAGCGTTATGATTATTATTCTCAAAGGTCTTCCACTCTTTAATGAACTCCTTTGCGGTTCTGATGTCTCTAGGTTGCCAAAACTGCCAAGGGAGTTCTCTATCAAAGTGCTCATACAAGTCTTTAATACAGAACAAATCCATAGTACCTTTTGTCCAAATGAGACTATCTTTGCCACAAGAGGCGAGGATTTTATCTAACACATCCATAGCTTGTTGATAACTGTATAATGCTTGATTGTTGACAACCGGACCATTCTCCTGGTTTAACCACCACAGAATAGTTTCTCCTGAGAATGTTCTTTCACAACTATTCCATACTCTCGGATCTATTTGAATTAAGGCTTTACTTAGTAGTTCAAACTTGGAGTCTGCTGCAGCAATTCCTATCTGAGTGATGGCAGCATCGTTTCTTCTACCAAGAGTCTCAATATCAATTACAATATTGTTTCTTGTTTCTTTTGTTTCCATAACCTTAACTATTTAAAGATGATAATAACTATTTGATACCCTTGCGCCCAAATCGAAGCATCCCACGGCATCCGGCTTTAAGAAGCGTTTCTCTAACTTCTCCAAAGCCTCTTTATACTTCTGCTCCATGTGCTTGCAATGAAGTTTCTGAGCTAATTTAAGTTGCTCGACAACACCCTTGCGAGCAACTCTATATTGTTTATCGGACATCATAGCCTTATTCGTTTACATAGTTGATTACGTGCTCCTGGGCTTGCTCATGCAAGTTATCGAAAGCGTCTTCTATAACTTTTGCTACCTGCTGTCCGTTCAAGTTGTTTAGCATTTCGCCAACCACTTCTTCCATCGAGCCTATTGGTAAGGAACAGAACTTATCAACTAGAAAGCTCTTCTGCTCACTGATTGTCATATCATCGTACAAGTCCGATAAATCTACATTTACTTTATATTCTGCCATAATCTTAATCGAAAATATGATGGTTCAACTTTCTCTTTCTGAGGTTTCTCTTAATCACTTCCATATCCTTGTGGTCGTTTGTGTGGTCCGCAAGAAGCTTGATGATTTCATAGATGTCATTTGCGTTATCCTCCAGGTTGGCGCAAATGCTCTCGTCACCGAAGAAACTCTTATTAAAGGGTTTCAAATGGAAGTAGTACTTTTTGGCTGCATCCTGCATCTGAGTGTAGTGCATCTTCTGCTCTTGCTTGTACTGAACGCTTAACATCCTAAACATGCCCTGTTCATCCTTGATGAGCTGATCCAACACATCTGTTACCATTGCAATCAAGCAGCCATTGACCTGCAGGCGTTGAATAATCTTTTCCTGCTTCAAGCCTGATGTTACACCAATCTCTGAGAGTGTAACCTTCAAATCGTTTACTGTAACTTTCTCTTTTCCCATTGTCTTACTTTTAATTGTCAAACCATAAACCTGCATATCTCCATTCCCAATGAAGGCAAGTGTCATTAGGCTTCTTGCCTTCACTATAGCATATCTCGGAAGCTATACAATTACTACATATATGCTTCATAATCATGGAAGTTTTGATATCATATAATCTAACTCCTTATCTGTAATATCCAGATTGTTCTTACGCTTGAACTTGATGATAGCATCAATTCCGACCTCGCCTTCAACCAACTGGTAGATGGCATCCTCATCAAATCCCTTGTCTAGAACCTTGATAAGCTCCATTCCCAAATCATGGATTTTCTGCTGAAACTCCTTTTTGAGGTCTGCATTGATTCGCTCTAAAGCTTCTGCTTTCTGACTAAATCCGCATCCGCCCTCAATGGCAAAGTCGTTATTGATGTTCTGACACATCTGGTCAATGTCCTTGCTACCGAAGAACTGAGCGAAATAGGTATCGCCCTTCAAGGACTGTAGAATATCGATTTCTTCTTGCTTTGTCATAACTAATCCTCCTTTCTTTATTTATCAAATTCTTCACGCAACTCAATAAGTTTGTTTGTGAAATAAACCATAGTTTCTTTCAAAAGTGAAACCATGTCTTTGTGATTGAGTATGTCGCCAACCGCTGTGTAGTACTTAAGATTATCGTTCGCCTCAATAAGGTCAAATTCTCCACAGCTTGCCACATTGGTGTTGAAAGACTCTTCCTGGAAGAAGCCATTTTTTTTCTGGTAACGAATCACCAGGCTTCTGTTTCTTTCGACTCCTTTTAAATTCAAACAAACGTTAAGTGACTTAAAACCAAAATCGATATATTCTACCTCCCAATCAGGACAAACTGAAATTACATTAATAATCTTAATCTTGGCTGACTCAAGTGTATTCTTGATGTTCTTTCTAACCTCTTCCTTCTTTGTTTCAACTGAATTGTTCATAATCTTTATAATTTTAATTGGTTCAACTTGTAAGGTAGGCTCTGAATAGTCAAAACTACTACCTTTATCTATATGCAAAGGTACGAAAATTTTCTGATATATGCAAATTTACCAACGATTATTTTAGTTAAAAATACTAAAACCATTAAATATATGCGAATATATCCGTAATTTTGCCAAATCAAAACTTCGAAGATTATGATAGATTTTAATGAACTTTTTAAAAGAAATGACGTTGGCAGCATCATAGGAGAGCTGAAGCAACGTGTGTTGGATATTCCACTTTGGAGTACCCTGTTATCTGAGTATGAGCCTATGCTCCATGAAATCGTAAACGACCACGTAGGCAGACAGGACAGAACGCTTGATGACGGAATTGTAGAAAAAGCAGCTAGATTGCCTATCGGATTGGAGAAGCTTCTTACACGAAGAATCTCTGAGTTCACAATGGCTATACCGGTCAAGCGTGTATATACGTATGATCAGGCTGACGAGGAACTGAAGACGATTGTTCGTGCCATCGAGAAAATCTACACCTGTGCACACATTGATGCCGTGAACATGCACAGAGCAAAGTGCTATTACGCCTCTTGTCAGATGTTCACGCTTTGGTACACGCAGAAGAAGCCTAACAAGCTCTACGGCTTCAACAGTCAGTACAAACTGAAATGTAAGACATTCTCTCCAATGGACGGAGTTGACATCTATCCTTACTTTGATGAGTATGATGACTTGCTTGCTCTGTCATTCGAGTATAAGCGTAAGGTTACTGACACAGAACACACCTTCTTCGAGACCTATACCGCAGACCATCATTACAAGTGGGACCTGTCTTCAGACGATGAAGAGTCCGGATGGAATTTGGTGGATGATAATGAGATTTCTATCGACAAGATTCCAGCTGTGTTCTGGTACCGGCACAAGCCATGCTGGGAAGGATTGAAACCTATCCGTGAAAATATCGAGTACACCATTTCCCGAAACAGCGATGTTGTGGCATACAATTCCGCTCCTGTCTTGAAGATTGCCGGTGCCATCGTTGGTATGGAGCGAAAGGGAGAGAGCAAGAGAGTGTATAGAGTCAATGAAGGCGGCGATGTTAGCTATGTGTCTTGGCAGCAGGCTATCGAGGCTCTTAAGTATCACGTTGACACTCTCGTCAAGCTTTACTTTATGCAGTCCCAGATGCCGGATATCAGTTTCGAGAATATGAAGAGCCTTGGCAATATCGGCTACGATTCAAGAAAGACACTCCTCATGGATGCCCATCTTAAGATAGGAGAGGAGACTGGTGCCTGGGTTGAAGGCTTCGAGAGAGAGACCAACGTCATAAAGGCGTTTCTTTCCAAAATGAATACGAAGTGGGCAGCTAGAATGGATGAGATTACTGTAGAGCACATTCTCACTCCATTCATCCAGGAGGATGAGAATACCCAGATTGACAAATGGCTTAAGGCTAACGGCAACAAGCCTCTCGTCAGCCAGAAGGAATCTATTCAGCGTGCCGGTCTTTCCGATGATCCTGACAAGACTTTCAACGAGATTCAAGGAGAAGAGGAAGTAGAGGCCACAAGAACAGCAGCTTCTATGCCTAACTTATTCTCGGAGGAATAGCCATGAGAAAGAAGAAGGAAGAAGAGAAACTGCACTTTTGCCGTGAGTGTGCTCATGCTACTGACTTCCATAGTATGAGCCTTAAAGGTCAGCCTATCCTAGCCAAATGCCCATATCAAGAATGGAGCGTTCTTCTCAACTGGGATTGCTGCAAACACTTTAAAATGAAATTGTATGAAAAAGCCAAAACTGCCTAATCAGAAAAAGGCATATAAAGACCTTGGCAAGAGACTGAACGCTTATACCCGGAAAATCATTTCCATCTATGAGACTCTTGCCAAGGAGTCCGCTAAAATCGCCACCTCCACCGACTTCGATGGGGATGGCGAGTTCTCTTTTGATGATTTCCCTAGAACAGAAAGGAAGGTGAATGCCTTGCTGGATTACTATTCAAACAATATGCAGGCATTGGTCTATAATGGCATATCGGACGAATGGAAGAACAGTAACACGCTGCAGGACCTACTTGCCAAAAGGGTAATCGGTACCTTTACTAGGAAGATAGCGGACGCAAAACAGAAAGCTTACTTTGAGCACAACAACGCGGCAAAGAAGGCTTTCATGGAGAGAAAGATTAAAGGTCTAGGTCTTTCAGAAAGAATATGGAACCAGAGAGCTGATGTAAAGGAGTCTCTGGAGAAAGCTCTATCTGTCGGCATAGAGAAGGGTATGAGTGCAGTTAAACTCAGCAAGAAGGTCAGCAAGTACCTTAATGATTATCCTTCACTTGCCAAAGACTATAAGAAGAAATACGGAAAAGCCATCACCATTCAGAACTGTGAGTACAGAAGCGTTCGCCTTGCTCGTAATGAGATTAATATGGCCTACCGTTCTGCCGAACAGGAACGATGGGCTAGGATGGACTACATTAAAGGTAAGGAGATAAAGACGACCAATAACCCAAGTCATAAGCACGATATGTGTGATTTACTTGCAGGTGTCTATCCGAAGGATTTCTATTGGACAGGGTGGCACGTGAATTGTATGTGCTATGCTGTCCCTGTGATCATGGGAGAGAAAGAGTTTTGGACGAAAAAAAGAGATGATAAACAGATTGATGTTCCACATAATTTTAAGGCTTGGGTAGATGACAATAAACAAAAGATAGCAGAGAACAAACCTGTTTTCTACTCTCAAAACAAGAAATATTTTAAAGAAAAGGTAGAAGAAGAAAAATTGATGCCGGGAAACAATAAACAACAAAAAAGCGAATATGAGAGAATGGATAAAAAAGAGGCCGTTGATGAAATCATGAAACAAACTGGGGTCTCGGCGGAAAAAGCAGACTTCATGTATGAAAGCATCAGAGACTTCTCGTTCGGAGCGTACCAAGATATGAGAACCGTTCAAATGGGAGGTACTGACGTCTGGGATTTGCGGCATAGCGTAAAAGAATGGAAGGAGAGGGTCGATGCTTGTGAGGAGTTCATCACTAAGTCCCCTAAATGGAATGGCGGAACAACGTATCGAGGAATGCATGCCTCTGAAAGCTACTTAGATGAATTGTATGAAAAGAGCAAAAATGGTACTACTATAAATATGAATGGAATTTCGAGTTGGAGTACAAGCAAGGCTGTGGCCGAGGGATATACTTTCCCTAATCCTAAAACTCCTTTGCGGATTATCTTCGAAACTGATGATGCCCAACTGGGAACAAGTATTGCTCATATTTCTATTCATCCAAATGAAAGGGAAATCTTATGTTCTAAAGATAATGAATATTTTGTAAGTGAAATAGTCAAGTGGAAAAATAATTTGGAGAAAGATTTTTATATAGTGAAACTAAAGAATAAAATGAAACTTTCTAAATAATAAAGAAGGATTGGGTATTCCATATGGTGGATAGTCCAATCCTTTTCTTTCTCCTTTACCGCTGCAAAGGTAATATTTTATTTTGGAAAATCCAAATCTTTTTCGAAATTTAATTGATTCAAGCCCTCGCTGGTGCATTTAATGTCTTGTAAGCCTCGGAAGCCAATGTGCTCACTGATGGTAATAATCTGGTTACAGCTTGTCTATTTCGTCAATAATCGTACTAACTAAATCTATTATTCTGTTTGCGTCTGAACGCCCTTGTCTGTAAATATAACCTTCTGTACTATTGGATGTAATAGGCTTGCCTTCTACTGTCATTGTTCGGGCATTGAATGTTGTAATTGTGAACGAAGGGCTATTCATGTCGCGAAGCCTAATTTTTACCTGAATCAAAGAAACTTTCTTGGTCTCAGCCGACGCTCCAGATAAACCTCCGACAATAGCACCTACGCCACCTCCGATTACTCCTCCAATCAATGCACCTCCAACAGTTCGCATTGTTGATTTCTTTGAAGTGGTTTTCCCCTCCTCTAACAATTCAACACTAATAATCTGTTCGTATGGTATTACAGTCTTGTTTGTAGGACTAACATACGCTACTTTTTTATGAACGTTGTCAACTAAAAAGCAATATGTATTATTTATTCCCTTAACAGAAGACGATTGAACGAAATCTTTTAAAGAAGCGATTTTCTCTTCAATTTCTTTTCCTTTCCTCTTCCTCTCTTTATCATTCATCCATACTTGGAAAATGGCTGCAACAATGATGAGTACTACGATTGATATAAATGCTACCATAATCTACAATTTTAAGCATTTTCTTTTTCATCAAACTCACCTTTCTCATCAAGATAGCGAACGGCTGCTTTCACGATAAACGAGAATCCTCTGAGTACAAAAGAACCTACCAGGCAAAGCAATGAGTCAATAACGTAGCCAAATGCCTGTACGCCACTAATACTTGAACTTTCATATCCATAACCGCCAGAAGTATTCAAGGCGTTTATCCAAGTTATAATTGAACCTATTATGGCTATAAATGAAACAACAGCTAAAATGTTCGAGATAGTTCCAAGATGGTTTCCTACCTGTGGAACAAATTTTCTATTTCCCATATGATGCGCCCGTCATGCCGGTAGCTAAGCTTTAGTTAATAATCCGTCTATCAGATTAATAACGCATCATATGGTACTTTATTGTGTTGAACCAAAAAAAATCAGATTATTTTTTTGAGTACCTTTTCTCGCCCTGCATTCAGCAGACAGTACTCATTGAAGTCTTTGTAGTGCTCGACCTTACCGTAAAGCTTCGGGTGGTCCATCATCTTGTCAAGCATTTCATTGGAGAACTCGTGATATCCGAACTCGGGGCTTCCCTGCATTGAACCCATACCCTGGCTTCTCGACGGCTTGTATTTATATGTAAAATTGATGCCTCCCTCATAGGAGTATCTAGCAAGACTGTACGACAGGAACTTACCATCCTTTCTTAAGATGTACCCATACGTCTGTGTCAAGCTGATAACGCGATAGCCCAGCTTCTTGATTTCCTCCAGATTATCTTTCATACGCATCATGCTAATGTCCTCTGAAAAGCGCACATTTCTTACATTGAACTCGCTGTGTGAATTGATGTGCAAATTGAGCATGTCGATATCCCAATCATCCGGGTATATGAATTTTACCAATCTCTGCAGCCCTCTCTTATAGTTAATAAGAACCGCAAGAGTTGACTTTGGCTCATAATTTCTCTTAATCTTAACCTTTACTTCCATAGTTATTTCTTCTTGAATTTATAGTTTGGGCAGCTTCTCTTGTTTCCCATCACAAGCAGTACCGGGAACAGCAGACCGTGTCTGCAACCATTTCCGTGCTCGTCAGCAGCCTCGCAAGAGAAGCAGCCGTAATACTCGTTAATATTTAATGCTGCCATTACTCGTAATCCCTAATGTTCAACAATACCGGAAATCTCGGCACTCCAGCGTCAGAATACCCTTGATGCTGAACAGTCGCCGCCATACCTATCAACTCTTCCTTGTCGGCTAAGTATTGAGCTCTGAGTGACCTTGAACCTACCGGGCGGGCACAGAACTCGTACTCTCCACACTTCAGTTTGAATATAGCGGTACCTGCATCATTGCCCTCCGCTTCCAAAACATCGACCACCTTGAACTCCGTCGTGTCGAATGATTTCAGCTTCATAAGGTCATTGCTTCTGCCCTCGGTATAGGTTCCATCTGCATTTCTGATAATGGCACCCTCGTAACCGGTAGAAACGAATATCTTGTGCCATCGCTTGATGTCCTTCTCTGAATGGGCAACGAAAGTCTGCGTAAGGTACACCGGTCCGTTTGGATCAATGGAAGCAAACTCCTCCTGCAGAACTTTCCATCTGGCAGAAAAGCTTCCCGGAATCTGTGCATCGTAGATAACCATGCGTAGCTTGTCGGTCATAGCAGAACGGCACTTGACGGCAGAACATATCTGCTGGAAGGTCAATTCCTGGTGGTTGTATATCTCCCCATCCAAAGGAAGCATACCGCGGTGTCTCTCTCCCCAAGCCTTAATCTGAGGAACATCGTATTCCTTACCGCCTCTCGATGTGAGGTGAATCTCTCCGTCTTCTCCTTCATGAAGGATGCAACGAACTCCATCGTACTTAGGCTGGGCGAAGCAAGGAAACTTCGTCTGTGACGGATAATATCTTGTTGCTAACATTGGTTTCATACGCTACTTAATATCTGAGGTTATTTTAATTCTCAATGGAGTACCATTCACTCTGTGCGTGACGAAAGACTCCAGGTCCGTATAGAAGCTACTATAGCACTCTACACTAGAGCTTTCTACTTCAATGGTGATAATCTTTTTCATAGCCATTTCCCGTATCTTCTATGAATCTCATCGTAAATGTAGGCTCCGCTCGTATACGAAGCACTGAACATTAAGATGATGTCGTTATCTACCTTAATCTGACTTGTCCTGACAACCTTATCGTTCTTGACGTGGTCGCAATAGACCGTGTTGCAGGAGTGATATAGGCGCATCGTGCGCCCATATCTGTCTGTTCCTATATTCTCTTTGTACATGGCTAGTCCTCCAAATCTACATCAAAAGCAGCCTCAATAACATCCTTGATGTCCTTTGTGAAACCGCAAATTCCGTTGTACTCCAGCCAATGATCCAGCAACTCCGTGTTAGTCATTTCGGCTACTTCACTCTCACTATACTCTGCCTCTTCTACGAGGTACTTCATCAAATCATTCTTATCCATATTACTTGATTTTATTAATGTCACAAACTAATACATTACCTACTATTACGTCTCTGATACCTGCAATATTCACAAGCATCGTGGCGTTCTCGTTCTGAGGAAGGTCGTAAACCTTGCCTTCCTCATTAACTACCATTACCTGCGACTTGCTGAGTCGGACCAACTCGATGTGTCCACCAACAAATCCTCTCAACTCCTCCAATGAGAAATCCGTTCCGTTGGATGGCTCCACATTCTTCTTGGCGCCATCCGTGAATATTACTGTTGATAACATAGGCTAATCATTCTCTTTGCATTGTTGATAGAATAAGTCTGTGTCTGACCGTCGATATAGATGTATCTCTGACCGAACATATCCTCAAAAACCTGGATGATATGCTTCTTGTATTTGAGAAGCTTTGTTTCAAAAAGACCACTCATGACAGTTCCTCCTATATATTAAGCGATTTCAAACTTCTGTGTAGGATTGTTCTTCTGCAAGCGAGCAAGAACATCGTCCTGTGACTTCTCGTTTCCGAAAGCCATATACTCTGTAGGTTTTGTATCTCTCTCACCATTTTTCTTGAATGAATAGATGAGAGCAAATTTAGAAATGTAAACTCTTCCGTTTTTTACATTCTCTTTTTCAAGTAACTGTTTCATAATCTTTATTTTTAATTGGTTCAACGTCTGTTTTTGCTATTTAAGCGATGGTGGTCTCGTACAACTTCTTGGTTGCCTCGAACTCCTCTTCTCCCTGGAACATTCCGCAATCTGCACTCTCGAAGCCCCAGTCCTCTGCATCTCCATCAAAGATGCCATATGCTGAAACTCGGAACAATGTAGGAGCAACTGAAGCTACTTTGATTGCCATCTTTCCTGATGCTATTCTCATAAGCTCTGAAACTTCATTAACTGTCATTTCCTCGAAGCGAGCATAAACTAAATTCTTCATAATCTTTATAATTTTAATTGGTTCAACTTGCAAGGTAGCTCCTGTATATCCAAAAGTACTACCTTTTATCTATATGCAAAGGTACGAAAATTTTCTGATATATGCAAATTTACCAACGATTATTTTAGTTAAAAATACCAAATTATAATACGCTGGTAATCAAATAGTTAAGGCGCCTACTCTCACGAGCAAACGCCTAGCTAACATGGTTTTAAAAAGAAATTACAAGAAACCGCCACGTCGGAGCTGTGCATCGGTAGCATTGTTAAGCCACTCCTCGCACTTCTCTATGATGCCCGTACAAGCGTCCGGCGCATCATCGTGGGCGTTATATCCTTCCTTTCTGTAGGATTTCATATCGTGGGCGAACTCCGGCCACAACTGTTCCCAATTAGAAGGGAAGACTAGTTTATTGTTTACCTCGCTGGAGCGAGTGAATATTCTAATCTGTTTGTTCTTCGATTGCGTGAACGTTACGAACTGGGTAATTCTGTTTCCGTGTTCCCTTGTTATGCGCTCGACATTGCGGGCGTAAGAGCGTCCACCATTGTTACTTTCAACGAAACACACGTCTGTCTGATTGCGCTTAACCATATTGGCTTGCGCTGGTTCCGTGTATTCCATCGGTCGCTTAGTGTATAGAACATCGGTAACATAGTAGCCGTCATCGTGTGCATCGAAGCATATAGAGCAAAGGAAGTCGAAACCGGTATCTGCCGAGTCTGTGTAGTTGCCAATCATTCTTGCATACCTTCTGTCCGGCAGCTCATCGTATGTTCTGAAGGCATGGTACATAAGACCTTCCATAGGGGTAGGGTTCTGCATGTACTGTGTCTCAAATACGAACTCGCTGGCATGCTTGATTTTATACAGCTCCTCCAGCGTATGCTTCCACGGCCACAAGGCTCGCTCCTTTCCGTCCTCGTCTGTCTGTATTACCGGGAGGGAAACAACCTTCCACTCATTCGGCTCAATCTCTTGAAGGTAACCGCACAAGTCGTGCTCGTGCAACCTCTGCATGACGATGATAATTGGCGTATGACGTGAGTTTACACGGTTACGGATGGTTGTCTCGAAACGTCTGTTGATAGACTCTCTGACGTTATCGGACAAAGCATCGTCCGGTCGTAAAGGGTCATCGATAACTATGGCTCCCGAAAAGTGACCGGGGTTGAACGTAGCCATGAACTTATCCATGTTCTTTATGTCTTCTTCGGTCCAGTCTGGCTGACCTGCACCAAAACCTGTGATCTGACCCAAGGTAGATGTAGCATACTCACCACCACCTGCCGTTGTGCTCCATTTTGATCTTGTGTTATCGTTCTTTCTGATTTTGACATTCGGAAATAGTGTTTGAAAATATGTAGAAGTTATCGTGTCCTTGACTGCCATTGAGTTGTCCTGGACGAGACTTCCGGAATAAGATATATGAAGAAACTTTGAAGCAGGGTTCAGCGCAAGACCATATGCGATAAACATCTGTGAACACAAGAGGGTCTTTCCGTAACGAGGGCTGATATTGATAATCAGCTTGTTAGTCTTTCCCCTTATCACATCCATGAGCGCATCACATATAATCCTGTGATGTTCGCCTATTACATACTCACGTCGAGCAGTATAGGCGAACATCTTAGTAGTGAATTGCAGCAGGGACGATGCCACTAACTGCTTATGAAGAAAACGTTGTTTCTCAAAGTCCATTTATCTTCTGTAATTCTTTAATATCATCCAAGGACAGCTTAGGGAACTTGAAGTCCTCACCATCCTTGCCGGTTACTTCTTGAATATGCTTATCTGCCAATCCGTTGAGCCTTGCAACAATGCTGGAATCAAACTGATGAAGCATAGCGCCGTCAATCTGCTGGGCCATCACGACATTCTCAATCTGTGTTATCACCTGCTCAAAGCCAGGTCTCTTAAGATTACCTCTCTTGAAATCCGCCCATTTCTGAACGATGCCACAGAAAGCACAAAATCCGACAAGGGTATAGGCTCTTCTGAAAACCCTTACCTCTTGTCTCATGGAATTTGTGGATTTGCCGCTGCCACCTGCAATGGAATTGCTACCAGTCTTTTGCTGCCAAGGGTCGTTTTCAACATCATCACAGTAAGCTACAAACTTATCCCATAATTCCTGAGAAGACTTAATCTTGTATGGTCTTCCAACAGGATTGGGGATTCTATGTACGAAAGACTTTACTTTCGGCTGTGATGATTCATCTGTCATGGCTTCTTAACTTTTACTAGTTTACCGCAAGCGGAACAATTATACTCATAATACTCTGAAGGCTTGACCTGGATATTCTCCTCAACGCCCTTCATTTCCTCCTTGAACTTCTGGTCCTTCTGGGCTTCCGTTACGACCTTCTTAGCCGTATGGTTAGTCTCAGTCTTGGAAGGTGCGGCCGCAGGTTTCTGTTCCTTTGGCTTAGCGTTGAGTCCAAGCATACCGGCAATGCTCTCATCGAAAGCAAACTGAATGCTGTTAGGATCACCAAGATAGGAGAGCTCCTTGCGAAGCTTCTTCTCGTTCCAAGTGGCAAACTCGGACGTCTTGTCATCAGCGATTCTATACTGCTTAATCTGCTCATCAGTCAGATAGTCAAGACGGATGCACGGAACCTTATCCATTCCCAATGCCTTGGCTGCCTTATACACACCGTTACCGGTTACAATCACGTTGTTCTTGTCAACGGAAATAGGCTGAGTGATGCCGAAATCCTTGATGGACTGCATGATTGCCTGTACTGCCGTCTCGTCAGTCTTATGCGAACCGTCATGAGGCACGATACTGTTAATAGGTAACTCAATTACCTTGTCATTAATCTTAATCTCTTCCATACCTGTTAATCCTCAATTTCTATTGTTTCCATATTTCCGCAATATGGACAAACGACCTTCATATAATGTGAACCGTCCTCGCGCTCTTTGAGAACGAACAAATCCTTTGCAGGGTCTTCCTCCTCCTCATCTGAAGAAGTTTCCTCGCTTTCGCCAGCCTCTTCATTGGATGGAGCCTCGAAGTTCTCATCAACCTGAGAATAGTCATCCTGGAAGCCACCATACTCTTCTGCCTGCTGGTTGATGCTGTCGAGGGAGAAGTTGAGCATCTGGTTGATATCCTCAAAGAAGAATGCCTGCATATCGGTAGGAACCTCCATGTTGCGCAATTCCTCCAAAAGCTGGTCTTCATCAAAAGAAGACTTCTCTGCCAGCTTGTTATCGAGGATGCGGTACTTCTTTGCCTTTTCGTCGTCCATATCCGAGTAAACGACAGGAACGAACTCCATGCCCAACTGGTAAGCAGCCACATATCTTGTGTGACCGGCAATGATTACACCTGCCTTATCAACGAGGATAGGCTTAACGTATCCAAAACGCTTGATACTCTCCTTAGTAGGTTCAACCGCATTCGTGTTGTCACGAGGGTTGTCATAGTAAGGAAAGATTTCACTGAGTTTAACTACCTTTACTTTCATTTCTTATCCTCCTTCTTGGCTGTCTCTCTTGCTACGCGTCTCTCGTCGACAACCTTTTCGATAGCCGCATTATACTTATAGTTCTTGAAAATCTTGGCAAAACCGGTAACAAATTTAAGCTTTACAAGCTCTTTCTGCTCCAGACCTACCTTTTCGCAAATCTCACGCTCAGACACACCATCTCTGAGCATATTGAAAACGATGTTTACCATTCCATCGACAGAGTGACTTCCACGGGCACGATTGTGTCTTACGGTTGATGCCATACGTTGGTCGATGTCCTTGTCTAGGACTACAATCGGCAGCTTTCCACCACATCGCTCATTGATGTCCGCAAACTTGCGGATAACGAGGTTTCTGTGGAAACCGTCGATGATTACATACTTCTGCAGCTTCTCGTCCCAAATGGTAACGATTGGCATTGTGTAACCGTCTTCCCTCACGGATGTATAGAGAAGACGCATTTCCTTATCTGCCACATGGTTAGGGTTGTAGTTGTTGGCTACAACCATATCCTTGTCAACCCAAAGCACGCAATCTACAGGGTTGACTTTCTCTGGAGATAAGGAACTGATATACTTTCTGAGGTCGTTCAAAAACTGCACCTTATCCTTGGCAGCATCAAACTCCTTCTTGATGTTCTCTTGAAGATTCATATTCCTTATTAGCTTTTTCTATTTTAACATAATTGTCGCTCAAATACTGACGCAAAGAACGCTCTACGCTCTGAATGCGCTTCATTCCGAAATCTTCCGCAATGACGCAGACAGCGCTGGTATAACCAATCTGATGTATTACGTAATCAATACACTCCTGGCAATGCCCGGCTTTAGCTACATTCCTCTTCTTGGCAGAACGGTAGCCTTTCTTGATAGTCTCCGCATTCTTCTTGTCTTCACAAAGATTGTCTGCGAGATAATCAACGTATTCATCCCAATCCTTGAAATAAGGTGGCAAATTGTAGCAGTATGTTGCTATTTCGTTAAATACGTGTACAGACGTATTGACGTTTGCAACTCTTCGTACCAACTTGTCGTAGAACCATGGATCCACTTCCTTAATGAAACCTAAGTCGTGGATAGCCTGCTCATGGATGAGGGAACTTACTCGGCACGCTCTGAGTGGCTTCTGCGTGAACTGATAGTTATAAAGCTTACAGTACGGAAGCTTGTTGCTGAAGATGTAATACCATACATCATAAACCTTCCAATCCCAAATAGGGTAGAGCACCAGACTTCTCGGTGTGCCGTCTTTATAATATCCGCCACCACCTCCCCACGTAATACCTGGAAGGCACTCACCTCTAGTAAGACCCGACAATCGTGCCGGCGACTCCTCGATACGGACACCACCTAAAGTTAGGTAGTCTTTGCCGAAGAGCATTCTGTGTACCTGATCAAGGGTCTTGGAGAAATACTGATTGTGCGGAATCTCCAAATCACCATATGAATCTGGTTCCTTCTCACGAATCCACTTTTCTCCTGGCCCCCATACATTGAACCATTCTCCCTTTGAGGCATTCCATTCCTGGAAGTATGACTGAATCCAATACGGCTCAACCCACGGCAAGTGCATGATGTATCGTATGTACTCGATAGTCATTGGAGTCTCTGCCTCTTGGTCTAGGAAGAGGACGGGAATCTTTTCAATTCCCATCTCCTTCATAACCTCGTGCGCAAGGTTGAGAACCACGGTAGAGTCCTTTCCTCCCGACATCGTCACGACAATCTTACGCTTACCATAAAACTCCCGAAAGATGTATCTGAATCTTTCAAGAGCTGCCTCATAAACGTTTTTGTCACTGTAAAATATCATTTCTTTCTATTGTTTAATAATACCTTGTCGCTGGAATTACTGAAATGGGTATCAAGGTAATTCTTAAGCCTACCCATCATTTCATTATTGTTGTGGCCGCGAGCGGCATTGTGCATGATTGTTGCATATCTCAACTTCTCTTCGTCGAAGTCAACGAAGCATACAGGAACCATCTCATATCCGATGACGCAGGCGGCGCGGTATCTGTTCTCTCCGTCCACAATCTGCATCGTCGAGCGGTTGACTACGATAGGCTGAGTAAATCCGAAATATAGCAACGATTTGATGAGAAGGTCGAAGCTGTCTGCATCATGCGTGTTAGGGTTATAGTCATTCGGATAAATGTCATCAACCTTAACGTATTCAATATGCAGCGGCTTCACCTGCTCAACCTCGATATTGTCCTTTGCCAATTTCAAGGCTAGATTTTCCTTAGAGTTTTTTGTATTCATCGAGAAATTCCTTGTTTACGATTTCCTTAACCCAATCCTTGCTTGACTTAGCCAAATAAGGATTTTTGAACTCACTCTCCCAATCTACAGACTCTACATCAAACTGGTTGTCGTAGGTCTTGCTGTTTCGAGGAATGCCACCTACGGCGCCTGGATTGTTGAACGTGCTTCTGTATGCACCGAAATGCTGAACCAGACCGGGAACGATAGCGTAAAGGTCGATACCCTTTGCCTGAAGGTATGCCTTAAGGCGCGAATCATCATAACGTGTCTGATCATCCGTCATCTTGTTTGAAGTTTCAACAAAGTCATTGGCTAGGTCATTTGGATATACGCTAGCCTGCAGCCAGAAATTAGTCTTTGTAGAAATAACGTGCTTGCCCTTTGCGTAACAATCAGTATAGTCACCATTTGTAGGATTGTAGAAACTGATAACATTGTTTTCGGGAGCAAAAGAGAGAATATGTAAAATCTTGGCAAGAATGTTGCGGTCAAAGGTAATGTCATCGTGGATAATCATGCGATGGGTTCCTTCCGCTACCTCTTGCGTCAACGCTTGGGAATAATTGTCCCAAAGACCCTTACCTCGGTCCATAGAGATACTGACTGACTTTTCCTGATTTCTGTAGACACTTTTTTACTTTATAAACTAAAAAGGTAGACACTATCAATTTCATAAAACTGAAATAGTAGAC